CCATACCAACATATGTAACATGCATGTATAGTGTTACAATAAGAACTGAATATCAACAACAAATGAACGATTTGGTGACTCCTTTTGTCACAAGAACAGGGCAAATTAATAATTTTTTATTTGAACAAGAGGGTCATCGTTACGAAGCCTTTATAGAGCAAGAGTTTTCAGAAAATAAAAACACAACCAACTTGGGCGAAGAAGAGAGAATGTTTGAAACCAAGATACAGATTAAAGTTTTAGGACATTTGATGGGAGAAGGAGTCAACCGAGAAAAGCCAAAGATAACCATTAGAGAAAATGTTGTAAAAGTTAGAATCTCTAGAGAAAGAGTTATCGTTGGAGATAAAATCCCTTGGAAAAAGAAAAATAACGACTATATAGACTAATGCGTTTTCCAAGATGAAGATACTATTTACTGTTGAGTAATAGTTTAAGGAGAAAAATTAATGCCTAGTAAATTTGATTTTATATCACCAGATGTTGTGATTAGAGAAATTGATCAGAGCCAAATACCGGTTGAAACAGCCGATGATGGCGCTTTGATAATTGGACAGGCCCTACAAGGTCCGGCGATGCAGCCAATCAAAGTTAAAAACTTAGATGACCTCTACACAGTATTTGGAAGACCGCAAAGCGGAACAGGTAACAATTCTGATATTTGGAGAAATGGAAATTCAAAACTTCCAACCTACGGTCTCTACGCAGCCCAAGCATGGCTTGCCTCAGAGACATCACCAGTTACATTCATGAGATTAGCTGGTAATGATCAAGTTTCTGGTCGAAGAGCTTCTGGTTATACCAGAGCAGGTTGGAGCACCGGTCACAACTTGACACCCATAAATACAAATACTAACCAAGCAGCTTATGGTTTGTTTATAGCTCCCTCCGGGGCTGTCTCCTCTACAGTAGAGGGAACGCTTGCTGCTGTTATTTATGCCAAAGACTGTGCTATTACGCTTTCTGGTAGTGTACATGGCGAAGATGGTGCCGAAATAGATCAAGGTCCCAATATTTCTCGTGCGGGCATGTTTATAAATTCTCGTGGCGGAGTCGCAAATACATTTAAATTAGAATTTTGGAGGACAGGAGCAGGTGGGGCTGGTGGTGCCAACGATAATGTTCCCAACAAAGGCTTGATTGAGTCAAAAACATTTCACTTTGACCCAACCCAGACAAGTGGATTTATCAGAAATGTTTTGAATACAAACCCGCAGAAAATTGTATCCACAAATCAAAGCTCGACTGAATATTATTTCCTAGGAGAGACTTTTGAAACTGCTGTGAAGCAAACAGTAACCGATAATAACAGTGGTACGACTGCGGGTAGTCAGATGGCAATTTTGATGCCATTAGCATCTGGTTCTGCTTATTGGTCTGAAAACTATAGAGAAGCAACACCTGCAAAAACCGGTTGGTTCTTTAATAGAAACCCTAATCCCACCGGTGATCATATCGGCAACACTTTTGACAATAGAAAAAAACTCTTTCGTCTTGTTTCCCTTCATGAAGGAGAGTGGTTTCACAAGAATTATGTTGTGCGTATCACAGATCTTGCCCTAGGAAATACAACCGTGCCAGATTCTAGATTCTCAGTGCGTATTGCAAATTTACAAGGGACAATTGTTGAAGAGTTCACTGACTGCACATTGAACGAAGACAGTGCCAATTTTATTGGTAAAAAAATCGGAGATCAACGACAAGAATGGAACTCCGATCTCAACAAATATCAAACCAAGGGACAATATCCCAACTTATCAAATTATATAAGAGTCGAAATGCACTCAGATTGGGAAGATGGTATACAGGATGAATATGCCATTCCTTTTGGGTATTATGGCCCTGCTGTTCCACCAAAAATTGGAATAACTTCTGGTTCTGCTACTTTGTCTACTGGACATGTCAACCGGTTTGTTGTGTCAGCGACTACAGCATCTGTACCTTATGGTCACAATGAGGAAAAAAATGGGGTAAGGGTTTTTGCTCATCTAGGCTTACATGCAGGTGTCTGTGACTTGTCATGGCCTAGTTTACAACTAACATCCCAAGGTACCAACGGTGGTTTCGATTATCCAGAAGATACATTCTTTGGAATAAGACAGGCTAGAAGTAATGATGCTGGGCTAAGTCAAGATCAAGTCTATTATAGAAAAGATTATGTTGATCACTTGAGAGCTTTACCGGCTGGCTTAGATACTTACGCAACCTCTGGGCCGTATCTCACTCCTTCGTTTGTATTCAGCTTGGATAATATTCGTGGAAATAATATGAACAGTGTATTCTATCATAGCTCTGGGTCACACTATGCTGCCACAGCGATTACAATCACAAGCATGTCTGGTACTGATGGGCTGCTCTCTACATTTGGCGTAAAGCAATTTGTGGCTCCTTTCTTTGGAGGAACAGACGGAGTTGATATCACTCTTACAGATCCGTTCTCTTCTGCTGTTGTTTTGGACGTTGGCGGAGCAAATGAAAATAATTCTTATGCTTATTACTCTGTCAAGAAAATGATGGATATTGCCAAAGAAGAAGAGATTGTAAAATACGATGTAATTTCAATGCCGGGACTTGTTAATGATTCCCTTCGTTTTGATTTGGTTAATAATACAGCTAAAAGAGGTGATGCTCTAGCTATCATCGATATGGACTCTGGTTTTAAAGCTAAATTTGAAAACAGTGGCACAAAGACACTAGGTACTTCAACTAGCGCAATTTCAGATGCCAAGACACAAGATTTTGACACCAGTTATGCTGCCACTTACTACCCCCCTGTTAGACTAGCGATGTCAGAGGGTGGAATCGAAGTTCCAGCTTCAGTTGCTGGTATTGGTGTTCTTGCTCAATCTGATGGTGCTGAAGGAAGTGCTCCATGGTTTGCCCCTGCAGGATTCAATCGCGGTGGAATCAAGAAACTTGGTGGAAATCAAGGACCAAGAATTTCAAAAGCAATTGAGAACCTAAATAAAGCAGATCGTGACAAGCTTTATGAAGTTAATATCAATCCAATAGCCAACTTCCCCGGTGAAGGAACAGTTGTATTCGGACAAAAGACTCTGCAACAAACAGCGAGCGCTTTGGATCGTATCAATGTTCGAAGACTCATGATTTATCTCAAGAAGAGAGTTGGTGCTGTTGCTAGACAAATCTTGTTTGACAATAATGTACAAGCAACATGGAACCGCTTTATCGCAAGTGTAGATCCAATCTTGTTAGATGTTAAAGCTAGGTTTGGAATAACAGAGTATAAACTTGTGTTGGATGAGAAAACAACTACACCCGATTTAATTGATCGAAATATTATGTACGCTAAGGTATTTGTCAAGCCGGCTAGAGCTATTGAGTTCATTGCGATTGATTTCATTATAACAAGAACAGGAATTGAGTTCTAGACTATTTATTAAAGATTAAGGAGAAATAAACCATGGCATTTTGGTCAACAAACGACATAGAACCTAAGAGAAATTTTAGATTTCAAGTAACCCTTGGAGCAGCAAGTAGCGCACCCGTGCTTTGGTGGGCTAAGACTGTAACAACACCTAGTTTTGATGTTTCTGAGACAGAGCATGATTATCTAGATAACAAATATTATTTTCCGGGGCGTGTAACTTGGTCAGAGGTTAGTATGACATTGGTCGATCCAATTTCCGTTGATGCTGTTGCACAAACTAACAAAATTATAGTAGATTCCGGATACGCAATTAAAGACGGCCCAACTACCACAAAGTCAACTATCTCCAAGGCAAAATCGTCTAATGCTGCTGTGTCGACAATTGCGCCGCTAGCTAACGTTAAAATTGAAGTGTTGGATGCCGATGGTGTTGTAGTTGAAAGATGGACTCTCAAAGGAGCTTTCATAAAGTCAGCTAAGTATGGTGATTTGGACTATTCCAGTGATGACCTCAGAACTGTTGAGCTTTCTTTAAGATACGATTATGCTTTGTGTGATAATATTAGTAACGGCCAGACAACAACAAACTTCAAACCAGTTTAGAACGAGAAATAAACCATGGCATTTTGGTCAACAAACGACATAGAACCGGTTAGGAAATACCGCTTCAAACTTGGAAACAAGTGGTGGTGGGCCAAATCAGTGTCAAAACCCTCTTTTGATATTGCCGTTGAAGAGTATTTATTAATCAATCACAAGATAAAGTATCCCGGTGTTGTAACTTGGAGTGATATTGAGATTGTAATTGTTGATTTTACCAACGAAAACAACAAATCCGTACAGGCAAGACACCTTTACGATGCTTTTGAAGGCAGAATTTCACGCAATTATGACTTTACAGGGACCTCAAGTGAAGGGTTTTCAAAGGAAGTTATGATAGCTGGAGTCAATGAGGTTATGGATGCTGCTGGGTTTATTATAGAACAATTTGATGCTAATGGAAACCGTATTGAGAAATGGACCCTTATCAATCCAATGATAAAGTCTGTAAATTTTGGACAATTGGAGTATTCTTCCGATGATTTGTTAGAGATTTCCATGACTGTTGCGTATGATAGCGCAAAATTTGAACAAACTTAACTAAGAGGTATAAATGAGTAGAAATAACCAAAATAGGCTTGGGGGAAATACACCAACACCCTCCGAACCACCAACACAGGCAACAGAAAAGGCTTTTGACCCTTTAAGTTTTGTTGCGCCCACAGAATTCGTCGAACTTCCATCGAAAGGAGCTTATCCAGCCGGACATGCTCTGCACAATAAAGAAGTATTGGAGATAAGATTCATGACAGCGAAGGAAGAAGATATTTTATCTTCCCAAGCTCTGCTGAAGAAGGGATTGGCTATAGAAAGAATGCTTGATTCTTTGATTGTCGATAAAAACGTCAAAGCAAATGATTTGTTGACAGGTGATCGAAATGCTTTGGTTATTGCGGCTAGAATATCCGGATATGGCGCCAATTATAGAACGCAAGTGTCATGTCCCGCATGTGGAGAAAGAGATAACGTCAATTTTGATCTAAATAAGGCAAAAATAGAAGATTCGAAGGAAAACGAGACATTGGGATTGGTAAAATTGACTAATGGAAATTTTTCTACAAAAACACCTTATTCCAAGTTTGAAATTGAATTTAAATTGCTAACTGGTAAGGATGAAAACTTTCTGGCTAAATTAATAATGGACAAGAGAAAAAGAAAGATGAGAGAAACTGCTCTTACCGACCAATTCAAGATTATGATAGTGTCGATTGAAGGTCACTCAGATAAATCAATTATTGATCGGTATGTAGATAATATGCCCACGATGGATTCACGTCATATCAAGGCTTGTTACAAGATTGCCTCTCCAGATGTTAAAATTACAGAAGATTTTACATGTGGTTCCTGTAGTTATCAGCAGGAATTGGAGGTGCCGTTTAATACGGACTTTTTTTGGCCTGACCGATAAATACTCTGAGGCTCTTTATGAGCAAATATTTATTATGAAACATTATGGCGGATGGTCTTTCATCGAAGTCTATAACCTCCCAGTTGGCTTGAGAAACTGGTTTTGTGAAAGAATGAAGAAGCAATATGAAGAAGAAAAAAAGCAAATGGATAAATCATCCAAACGAAGAAGATAATGCTCTGCAAGGGCATTTTTTTATTAGTACTAATTATTTTGATGGAGGGAATTAGATGCTTGTTATTGACTTAGAAAAAGCCAAGGTCACGCTAAATGAGACATGGTCGGAAATGCTGGGAAGTTGGACTAAGACACTTCTTCGCTATATGTACGGAAAAGATGTTAATATGGTGGCGAACCTTAACGTCGTAAAGGAAGAAGAGGGACATGGTCCAAAGTTTGTGATTAGAGGCAAATATAAGGATGTAAAAGCCTATTCCAAGGCACTATCGTCAGAGAAAAACTTCCTTGATGCCTTCAAAGAATTTGGAACAGATCACCCTCAAACAGAAAAAGCTAGAACCATCTTGAGACAAGATGTTAAGGAGTTTGAAAGAGTTACCGGATTGATTTGGCCTTTCAAAGATGAGGACTAATAAATGGCGACTATAGAGGAAAGACTTGCTGCTCTAGAGGAAGAGAACAAAGAACTCAAAAAGAAAATTGAAGATGGTAAAAAAATTAGCGGCCAATCTTCAAAAGAAGAAATCCAAACAGAACAAAGAAAACTTGAATTATTAAAGCAACAATCCTTGGCTCTTGGAGAGATAACCAATGCCTCCAAAATTGCTTTTGATCAAAAAAAGATATTTGATGATATTCAAAAAGTTGCTGCCAAACGAGGCATTCAAGATGAAAACGAAATAAATAAATTACTTAAAGAACAGACCGGCCTAACTGGTGAACAGATAAAAAATGTCAAAGAACTTGCTAAAAGATATAAAGAGTTGGGTGCGGCAGGAGCCGAAGCTTTTGAAGAAACAAAGGGTGATTTTGAAGATATAGCACTTAAAATCGGATTAAATTCAACAGCAGCAAACAATGCCATAAAAACATTTCAAAAATTTAAATTTCACGCACAAGAGGGTGGAAAAGGCATAAAAGCCGCCTTTAGGGATGTTTTTAACTATAAAAAGATTGGCGGCGCAGTATTGGCACAAGTTATAGACTCAACTTTAAAGTTATCTTTAGCCGTTGACACCGCATCAGCAGCATTCGCTGCGAACACTGGTGCCGGTAGAGCCATGCAACATCAAATAATGGAAGTTGGTGGGAGTTTTCGAAATTTAGGTATCGGAGCAGAAGATGCCGGAAAAGCAGCGGAAGTGTTATTTAATAATTTTTCCGGGTTCATGGGGACAACCAAAGCTGAACAAGAAAATCTGATGCAAACTGTTGCTGGGTTGGAAAAGATTGGTGTCTCCGGAGAAAGTGCTGCTCAAACCCTTGTGCTTATGAATAAAAACTTTGGCAAATCCACAACAGAATCAATCAAACTAACAAAGCAACTATCAATTATGGGTACAAAAATTGGTATTTCATCATCCAAGATGGTTCAAGGTTTTAACGAAGCAGCAAAACAGCTTGCCGTATATGGTGATGATGCCATCAAAGTCTTTTCTGATCTTGCCGCTCAAGCAAAAGCAGCAAATGTTGAAACCTCCGCTCTTCTTGGTATAGCGACACAATTCGATACATTCTCTGGTGCTGCGGATGCGACCGGTAAACTGAATTCTATATTGGGAACTCAACTTTCAACGACTGAATTACTGACAATGAAAGAAAATGAAAGAATAGAAGCATTAATTCGCTCCATACAAGCACAGGGTATAGCCTTTAAAGATTTAGACAGATTCTCGCAAAAAGCAGTTGCCGCAGCAGCCGGAATCACCGATATGGCAGAGGCTCAGCGAATATTTACAATGAATATTAACGATTATAGAAAGGGCCTTCAAGAAGCTGCTGCAGAGGAGGAATTCAACAAGAGACTAAAAGATGCCATGACTGTATTTAAGAAACTTGAAATGGTAGCTAAAAATTTTGCCATACAAATGACATGGGTTGTTGACATAGTGGCTAAGGCCGCGCAATGGATATTGGATGCCTCTACATTCACAAAGGCACTATTCGGAACAGTTGCTGTTGGTGTGCCAATTATGATTGGCCTTATGATGGTTATGTCGCAGCTAGTGCCTCTGTTTACAGCTTTTGGAACTGTTAGTGCCCCTGCCGCTAGCACAGGTTTATCAACGTTGGCAAAAGTCGCCCCACCAGCGTCTAACGCATTAGGTAAAGCTGCGCCAAAGTTATTAGCATTCTCAGCAGCAATTGGAGTTCTCGGGCTAGGCGTAGCTGCGATGGCTTACGGGATTGGTATAATGATATCCGAACTTCTAAAATTGATAGAAATTGGCTTACAAGCGCCGAAAGCATTCATGCAAGTTGCTTCCGGTGTAGCAGTTTTAGCATCTGCTCTTATGATGGCTGGAAATCCTGTGGCTGTTCTGGGACTTGGAACACTATCAGTTGCTCTTGCTAACATTGGACTTGCCATTTCTATGATAGATACAGAAAAATTAGCTATACTTAGCAATATATTTGGAGGAGGAGCCACAGCAAGAGCCGCAATAGATTTTGAAAGTATGGACAGTGCTCTCACAACAATGGCAAAAGATGCCAACATTAAGCCAATCCTAGGAGATCTTGCTTTGGTTGCTGTTGGTAAGACCACACAAAAAGTGACAACAGAAAGCACCGGATATACTCTCCAACAGTTTTCTGCCAAATTTGACAATGTGTTCAAACCAGAAATTGTTGTCAAAATCGGAGATAAAGAGCTTAAAAATATAGTCTATGAAACACAGAGGAAGAGTAATTAATGCCTAATTTAAATATAAGCGATGACAATTCAGTAGAGATATATGCCAACAATGCAAACGCTATCTTGATCATAAAAAGTACAATTACGGGCAACACTGTTAAATTCCCAGCGTTTTTAACAGATTTTTCGCAGACTTTTTCAAGCAATTGGAGCACAGAAGACGTATACGGTCGAAATGACCCAATAGCTACCTTTCAATCCACAAGAAGAACTATATCTGTAGGGTTTAATGTACCAGCGGCAACACAAAAAGGGGCCGGAGAAAATCTTACCAAATGCTCTAATTTAGTTAAAATGCTATATCCCGGATACAGTAAATCTCTTTCTGGATTTGGCAATGTCATATCAAAGTCTCCACTAGTTAAAGTAAAGTTCGCGAACTTAATTGTATCTCCGATATCAACGGGTGATGAAGGTGGTAATGGATTGTTGGGGTGGATAGATAATTTAAGTTGGAATCCTGTCTTGGATATGGGAATGTTCACGATGGCAGGAAACCTTTATCCTAAAGTTATATCATTATCATTTAACTTCAATGTTCTTCATCAAACAGAACTAGGACAGGAAAAAGATGACGATGATTTGCCTTTAGGTGATTGGCTAGGTAGTCAAAAAAATTTCCCATTTGGAAGAGGGTAAATCATGTCTAGATATACTAACAGAAACAAAGCTATTAATAATAAAGAAATGTATGATGAACTTTTCGAAAAAAGAGGTGTTAAATCTATTGTACAGTACAGATCACCAAAAGCAAGATACATCAGTGACGAAGAATTAAATAAAGTTGATTGTATAGAGCATGTTTGGTCTTACGGAGATGATTTTTGGAAATTGGCTACTCAATATTATGGAAATCCGAATCATTGGTGGGTTATAGCAACATTCAACAGAAAACCAACACCAGATCACGTAAAATACGGTGAAAAAATAAAAATTCCCAAATCCTTATCAGATGCACTACAGGTAATTGAATAATGTCAGAACAATCAGATCTAATGAAAGCTGCCGGTGTTAAGCTGGAGGACCTAAGAGATGATTCCATCGCCCCGGCTGCTGCTTGGAGATTCTATCGAGAATGGAGTACCACTTGGGCAATACACTATTTGTTTACAGATCTAGATCTAGAGTTTGCTCTAGAGGCACTACCAATTTATAAAACTAGTAATTTTTATGTTGGTGGGATGGGGGGAAACCAAATCTCTGGTAGGGAAATCATTTCTAAAACCTTTGCTTATCCGGGATACATCAATAAAACAAGTATATTAAGTTTCTTTTATGATAAAATAAGCTGGAAGGAGGATTCGAGATCGTCTGGGTTCTTTGAGAAGCTTGGCTTGGGAGGCGAAAAACCAGTACCAGATAGCATCGAAAAAAAGGGCGACATAAGTGAAATAGCTAAAAGGGCCTTTGTAGCATACGCCGGGGCTTGGTATCTATATCACGGATCTTACGGTACAAAGCGTGCCGGCCTACACGATCCAACAGAGGAAAACAAAATCAAAGTTCTTGGGGCTTGGATATACAATGAGTTTGATAAAAGAGGCAATGGTTGGCTAGAAGGATGGAGCGGAAACTTAGCAGGAGCAAAGAATTATTCATATGATGCCTTTGAAGCAGAAGTTGTCAGAAAAATTAACCTCTGGTTGTATTTCGACGAACAAATAGTCATTCCTCGGGGACCATTTGGAGATTCTTATGTTCGCGAAGTGGATGAAAATAACAAAATGGGACCTTTTTTATTGTACAGTGGTGAGACATTGATAAAAGACAAAGAGATGTATGTGTATGATCAAGAAAGGCAAACTCAAGCCTATCCCGGAAAAACAGACGCTTACAAAGCCACACAGAAAGCAGGCCTTTTTTCAAAACAAGCGAAATATAAGTCGCCATTAGATAATTCCGGAACAACACAAAACACTATAAAAATAAAAAAAGATTTTAATCCCACAGAGCTAGGTAAAGATACACCAGAAGAGATAAGGCAATTTAGAATAAACATCATGTTAGAGGCTTATTCGAATGTAGCCTTTGAAATAATGTTAGAAATATTTAAAGAGAGAACCGATCCGGGATATGGAATCAATTTAGACCGCCTAAATAAAATTTTTGGCACTCAAAGATCTTATGAAAACTCCAATGGAAAAATTATAAAGGGTAAATTACTAAGTGTGGGTACTGAAAACTTCTATTCTTCTACAATCGACACACAAGATAGGCCCCCTGCAAGTCTGCAGGATTTCATACCAACAGATACAATCACTACGTTCTTTAAAAGCAATACTGGTTTAACAGGTAAACTAGCGAATATTTTAGCACCGAGTTTTGCCTCATCAGTGGTTCACGAAATTAGGAAAAACTTTTGGAACTCCTTGAGGGCAAAATCAGAAGGCGTAAGAGAAGCAATAATATCAGAGGAAGATGCCGCACAAGAAGCATTAAAGGCGGTTGAGGAAGCCAAAGAAGATCCTAAGTTTAAAGAAAATCCGGATAAAAAGAGTGAAATTCTAACTGAAGAAGAAATACAAGAGAGGCAAAGGTTTTTAAAGCAATGTATTTTAATGACCAATCTTTCAACTCTGGCGGAAGAGAATATCAAACATATAAAGAAAAATTGTAATTCATGTGTAGAATCTGGAAATTATATTAACATTCATAAGGACACCCCATATAGATCGAGATTTTATATGGTAGAAGATGGAACTTCCGGTGATCAATCTTCTACTATGAATAGACTATTGATGCCACCTAGAAACGATATATCAGAGTTTATTGATCTCAAACCAGCAGTTCATGCCTATCTGATACCGAAACTAAGATTTTTTAAGGTATTCAGTACGCACAATGGCTTAGAAGAATACGAATACACTTTTCCAAACTTTAGTGATCCAGAAAGGATTAGTGGGCTGTTATCGACAAGCTTTGATAAGGGAGATGGATGTGGCGTTAAATCTTTTTCTTGGAATTATGAAGGCACAACTCCCGCAACAGCGCGGAATGATGTTACAGCTAACTTAGTGCTTTATTTTCAATCTTTTTCTGATTTTATTAATAAAACGGCGGGTAATGATCATCCATATGTTGATCTCTTGTTATTATCACAAGGAGCCCATAAAGGGACTTTTTTCGAATATGACCCGTCATATTATAGAATACGTGTTGATGTAGGATGGATGATAGATTCCGCAAAAAGTGACGCTTTAGTTGGACAGATTGGCCAACAAGGTGTTGTGAGTTTACAAAATTCAATTGAAAAAACGAATAAGTCTTTATACCTCAATATGGTTGACCATGAAATAGAATTCAAAGAAACAGGAGCAGTAGAAATAAAAGTGAACTACAGAGCATATGTGGAGTCTGCTTTAAAAGGAACTTCTTTAGACGCCCTAGCATCGGTTGAGTTAAGAAAGACATTAGAGAATTCTAGAAAGCTATATAATGATGTTTTGAAGAAAAAACACTGTACCAAGAAAGAATTGACAGACATAAGGCTGCAGCTTTTAGAATTAGAGCGTTTAATTAAGAAGCAAAGCTACCAATCAATCATGAAAAGAATAATTGATTTGGATCTGATGAGATACAAAATAGTTTCTGATAAGTCACGGAAAATTGATCAATTTTTAAAAACAGGGATCTTTACTAGTCCTGTGGAATTTGAAAGTCCAGTAAGCAAGTTTATTGGTGATCAAGGATCCAGTTCTACTAAGGCAAAACTTAGTGAAGTTTCGACTTATAATTTAACAAAAGATTCTTTTAGAGATTTAGATCCATTTAATAACCACAAAACCATAAACTATTTTTTTCTGGGTGATTTGTTGTATGTAATACTGGATTCTCTATATGAACAAGATGGAGTGACTTATCGCGAGAATCTGGAGAATTTTAAATTTATCTTAAGCTCGTTTCAATATGAAGATTTAGTTAGAGACGGGGAAATCAGAACTATCAACCTCGCTAACATTCCAATATCCTCAGAACTGTTTAATGAATGGTACACCACTAAAATAATAAAACCAGAAAGACAATCATATGCTATTATGTATTTTATACGAGATTTGTGTAGTTATTTAGTAAGTGATATTTTGCTTGATGGATGTTTTAGAAGACTAGATGATAATTCTTTAGATTTTACGACCGGCAACTTTATTGGGGTTTCAAGAGATGGTGTTGATCCATTTTCAAGATTTTTAAGAAAAGAAAATCCTGTTATCGATGTTGGAGCTTTATATGGAAAAGGGTTGCCCTTGAACACAAACTTGGGTCATATAAAACAATTGTATAACTATATAACTATTCTTCCGGTAACACCTAGATTGTCCTCGAACCTTAAATTAGGCAAACGTTTTGAGGATGAAAACAAAGGTATATATCACTATCAAATTGGATCCAACACTGGTTTGGTAAAGAGAATAAACTTTTCAAAAACCGACATGCAATATATTCGAGAGGCAAGATATTTTCGAAATGGATATGATGGTTTAATGCAATTAGCTGCTGTTTATAAAGTCAATTTAGATATGATAGGTAATTCTCTATATTATCCGGGAATGGAAGTGTATATTGACCCAAGAAGTATCGGTGGAATGGATTTCAACCCATCTGTTCAAAATTCTATTGCCAATAAGCTAGGATTTGGTGGCTATCATGTTGTTATTAGGGTTAATTCAACAATTCAACCCGGAAGTTTTACAACAACTGTTGAGACACAGTTTGATTATGCTGGAGATGGTCAGCCGTCGTCACAAGTAGTTGGAAAAAATGAAGAAGCCATAGGTAATATAGAAGATCCAGTTTCCATAGAGCAGAAACCCGACAATCCCAATGCGGATTTTTGTGAAAAAGTCTATCAACGAGTTCAATTAGAAGCTATTGATATCAGTGTGGGCCATAAAAGTGTTTTCCCCGAGATTGATGTTAAGGATTTCGACAATGGCTAAATTTAAAGGAAAAAATAAAATAAATTCAGTAATCAAATTAGCATTTGAAAGAAACTCATATGAATTTAAAGCATTTCCCATGAATAATGGACTGGGAGACATACAAATCAAAGATTTAAGTTTTGCTGAAAGAGTTATGTATGGAAGAACAGATACAAATCTTGACGTGGTCCTGCCTATACAACAGTTTATCAAACCGGTTAATGCCGGCAATGATTCTGTTTCATTAATGAATTTTGCTGCTGATGCTTTTAATGACCTAAAAGCAACTTTTCAAAGATGTTTAAATGGCGGTAACATTAGATCGGATGATCCCACACTTAGCGTTATACAGGCTTTTAGGGGCTATCAAAATCCGAAAACAAATTATGAAAATTATATGGAAAATGTTATGCAATCTTATCATAATGTTTTTATAAAAAATACACGTACCAAGATAATAACACCTAAAGATTATGTGGAAGAATTTAAAAATTATATTAAAAGAATGTCACCAGAGTTTCCGGTATCTTTTACTGGTTGGCATAGAAGTAAACATTCGTCCGTTTTCTCTTCGGGCCTAGCCATTGACATTGGAGGCTTACCAATGGATGATGACGAATTAAAAGAGCAAATGATCAATAGTCCAAATTTTGAATTTTATAAAAATGCTGCTTTAAATCATGGTTTCTCCATTGTTAAAAATTCTCCATGGATAATGGTTTGCGATTTAGGATCCCCCGCCTTAACAATATATCATGAAAAGTACAACTTGTCAAGTAGAAAAGATATATTTTCTTTACAATTTGATAAATCTTATATATATGATATAGAATATATTAAATTAATATTATATAATAATTATACTATTTTATATAATAGATATAACTATGAAAAAAGAATAGAAGTATGTAATAGAAAAGTAAATGTCACCAATCTATTCAGAGAAAATCTTAGTTTTGAAAAATTTAATAGTGTCTTTGATGATAGCTACTGGATTGACTTTTATACTATTATGAGGCACTATGAAGAAGGAGAAAGATTTTCAGAAGCAGATAGACGATTATTTTCTAGAAATGGAAGAAAATTAAAAAAAACATTTGACATCCAAAGAGCTATAGGTTATATTAATGAACAGCATAGATCTGTTTATAAATCGAAACCGGGAGGGGTTAACGATATTATAAAAAAACGGATAGCTAAAAAATCAAAATAATTTTACGGAGGACATATGTTATTTCAGATTTTGGATGATAAAAAAGATTGCTTGGGAATTTATTCCGGAAACGATTTTTACTATGGAAACATTAAAGAGTCTTTTTCTAGGACGTGGGATTGGTCTCCACATTTATTAAATAAAGAGTGTGAATATGCTAAAATATATTGTGGTGGACAAACGCTGGATAATGTCTGCCCGGATAATCTCAAAGATCGTTACGAAATATATAAAGACAAAATAAAGGCTTTTATAAAAGCAACATCAATCGCAAAAATTAATATAGAGAATATATGTTTATTCGATTTAATACCAGAAAGGCACCTACTACACTGGTGCCAGATCAAAAATGAAATTTGTGAATATATTTTTAATAATTTCGAAAAACCAAAGAATCACAAATTTCTCTCAGACCTTTCTGAAATGGTGTATGAAATTAAACAGAGACCAGTAAATATTGACAATAATCGATTGTTTTATTACTCTAAAAATGATTTTAAAGCAAAGACACTGTGGGATAAATTTGGTGGTCAAAAACCTTATATATTTTATAATATTTGGGGCACAAAGACAGGTCGCTTATCAACCATGGAGAACACCTTTCCTATATTGAATTTGAAAAAAGAAATCTCTGATATTGTCAAGCCTACAAACAACATGTTCATACAGTTTGACTTCAATGGTGCTGAGATAAGAACTCTGCTTTCGCTCTCTGGAAAAGAACAGCCAAAAGAAGATATACACACTTGGAATCTAGAAAATGTATATAGAGGTATTGGTACCAGAGATAAGGTAAAACAAAGGTTTTTTGCGTGGCTATATAATCCTAATTCAAGAGATCACCTAACAGAGAGATTCTACGATAGGAGGGGGGTCTTAGAAAGATACTACCATGGTGGGGCGGTACACACCCCTATGGGCCGTATCATCTCTTCAGATGATTTTCATGCTTTAAATTATTTATTGCAAAGTGTATCATCTGATAACTGTTTGAAACAAGCGATTAAGCTCAATAGATTTCTTAAGGGTAGAAAATCTTTTGTACATTCAGTGGTCCATGATTCAATAACAATTGACTTCCACCAAGACGATAGAAAAATTGTTTCACAACTACAGGAAATCTTCGAAGACACAGAGTTAGGAATATTCCAATCTTCTATGTATTTTAGTAAGAATTATAAAGATATGGAGAGGGTGTAATGGTTTTAATAGGTTTGGGTACTGCTGGCTGTAATATAGTAGAAAAATTCAATGATAGTTATAAAAAAATAACCATAAACACTGGTTCGAAAATCCCAGAATTTTCCTCACCAGAAGAATACGAGGAACACTTACCGGATCTAAGCGACGTCTTGGATTTCACCGAGGAAGAATGTTGGTTTTTTGTGTGTGGTGCCGGAAAAATTGCCTCGGCTTCTTTACGTGCGCTCGAATATATTAAAGATAAGAAAATAAATATAGTATACATTTATCCGGAAGAGATTCTTTTATCTCCGAAACAAAAAAAGATGAACAGAGTTGTATACAATGTTCTTCAAGAATATACTAGATCCGGATTGTTAAATTCAATGTGGCTGTTTGCGAATGAAGATATATCTAAATTTGTACCGTCACTAACCATGGAGAATATGTGGGATAAAATAAATGAAGCTATTGTTAATGCTTTGGAGAATATTTTCTATTTCAGAAAGACAAATCCTTTCATGGGATCTCACCATGAAGAAAAAGAAATTTCTAGAATAATGACAGTTGAATATGGATCTTTTGAAAATAATGAAAAAAAATTATACTTTCCTCTTGACAACATAACCGAGTCATGCTATATTAATATTGTAAGCGATGAGGAGATGAGAAACAATAATAATTTGATGAATATATTTAAGCAGAAAATTTTGGATGATATAGATAAAAAAATTATATCTTCATTTACAATTTTTAAAACTGAATACGGCGAATCATTTTATTATGCGATTCATTTTACTCATTTCATACAATAAATGGAGGAAAAATGATTGTAATCAATGGAATAGAGATTCCAAGAGATACCAACGCTATCAAACTTGAACCTTCTCCGCAACTTGATAAAGCTGTTGTGGAATATGATAGGGAAAAAGATATTCTCGTTTATCATGTTGATACTTTGATATCATGTTTTGTGGAGCAAGGAATGTCAACAGAAGAAGCATGGGAGTGGTTTGACTATAACACTCTTCGAACAGGAGATTATATTAAAAATTATCCAAATTTTATTTATGAGAAAAAATAAAAAAATACTTGACAAATAATAACAACATGTTATATTATAAATGTACAACAAACGGAGGAAAAATGAAAGTACAAAAATTTTGCCCAACGGCACTTATCTCAATATTATCACACATTAGAGCAGCGCACCACAAAACTCTGATTGAAGCACGAGATCAATATCTATCAACACCGGATCATGAAGTGACATCCGTCACTGTATCATATACAGATCCTCTTGGTTATGGAAACTACGGTAAAACAGATATCGTTTTAGAAGAAGAAAGCGATCAAATAAAAATCACTTACAAGCCATTTAATGAACGTAAGATAGATTTTACCATTACACCACCAAAAGCTGAAGATGAATTTCCAATGATCCACAAAAAAATAGTCATCATAGAACAAATTTAAAAAAATACTTGACAAATTTTCACAACATGTTATATTAATAAAGTAACAAAGGAAAAAAATGATTCTTATCTTTTTATGTACAATGCTCGGATGTTCTGAGTTGGAAAAAGACACATCTGAATGTGAGTGTTCTTGTGAACCAAATTGTGAATGTCAATGCGAAGTAGAAAAAAAATAAAAAAATACTTGACAAATCAATCATAATATGATATAATATATATATACACCAATTGAGAAGTGAAACTCCCAAAAAATCACACTGCGGTTACTGACTATATCCCTTTGAAAAAGTCAAAAAAAAAACTTACTCATAAACATCAAAACGGAGGAAACATGAGCAAAAACGTAACTATCTATACTGGAACTTTCACTAAGTTGAACGGCGAAAAGCGCACTATGAGCTTTATTCGTCAAAGTGATCTTCCCTCTTCAATGGTTAATTCTCAAACCATTAATGAAATGCAACAAAAAACTGGTAGTGAAGTTGTATTTGATACTGATAAGAAGCAATTTCGACAGTTTAATTGGAAAACTGTCCAAGGTAAAGTTACCGAGCGAAACACTACTTTTAGTTTCTAATTGCCTCTACGAGAAATAGTCGGTTTTTTGAAAGTTTCCGAAGAAAAAACTTTCTTTTTTTTCTTGACAACAATAAGAAAAAATGTTATAATATAGATGGGAGCAAGATTGAAACTCTGCTTACCTTAGTCCGAGAGGACAAAAAACATCGTCATAAATAACGGAGAAAATAACATGGCACTTAATATTGAAGCAATGCGACAAAAGCTCGCAAATTCACAGAACAGAACTTCTGGAAATAAAAATGATACAAAATGGAAGCCAAAAGAAGGCGACCAAACAATTCGAATTCTTCCTACAGCGGATGGAGACCCGTTCAAAGAATTTCACTTCCACTATAATGTTGGAAAAAACCCCGGCATTCTATGCCCTAAGAAAAACTATGGTGAAAATTGTCCTATTTGCGACTTTGCCTCTCAACTTTGGAGAGAAGGTGTCGATAATAACAACGATCAATCCAAAAATGCTGCTAAAAAGCTATTCGCTCGTAAGCGATATTACTCCCCAGTAATTATTCGTGGATCTGAAACCGATGGTATTAAGATTTGGGCATATGGTAAAACAGCATATGAAACACTATTGGGATATGTCTTGGACCCAGATTATGGTGATATTACTGATCCCGAAACAGGAACTGACTTAGTATTGACTTATACAGTTCCCGGAACCCCCGGGTCTTTCCCAAAGACCCAATTAAAGCCTCGCCGTCGCCCCTCCGTTCTTTGCGATGATGCCATCGCCTCTTGCGATGAACTTCTAGAGTCTGTCCCAGACATTGAAGCTCAATTCACCAGACATACGTCTGAAGAGATACAAAATATCATGAATGAGTTTCTATCTTCCGATTCCTCCTCCGAGTCGTCTTCTTCTGAGACAACAAAATATAATAAGTCAAAGGTTGATAGTACTTTAGATAAGTTCCTTAGTTAGATGTGGTGAACCGCTATAGCCCCGGCGGTATATAAATTGGGGCTTTCTTTTTGTTCACATCATGTAAATATCAGTGATAAGGTTATCCCTTCATGGTGTGAGCTTTTTTTTTAGACTTTTTTGAATGCTCTTAAATACTAGAGTGTTTGAAAGAATACAAACAAAGGAGAAAGTATTATGTCTAGTAATTATAAATCAGTCACTATAGCTGAATTAATAGAGGATTTTTGTCCCATAAATTTATCAAAAGAAGACTATCAACTGGTTACTTTAAAAAAGGTTTCCGATGACTACAGAACAAAGAAATTATTCTTTGATCCAAGCTATCAAAGAATGTATGGATCGTGGGATAATAATAGGAAAAGAAAATATATTAAAAGTATTTTTATGAAGTGGATTTACACCCCTATTGTTATTTCTGAATTGTCAAAAGAAGCAAAAAACAAGACACCAGAAAACACTAAATTTGCCTGTTTAGACGGACAACATAGGACAAACGCTATTGCTGAGTTCGTTTCTAATAAGTTTGGACTAAACTGTTTAATTGAAATAGATGGTATTGAAAAGAACTATAATAATGTTCTTTTTAAGGATCTTACTCCACGCGAAAGATCGTTGTTTCTTCGAAGAACTGTAGAAGTCCAGATCATCAAACCCAATGATGCAGAAACTACTAAATCAAGACAAACTTTAGCTAAAATATTTTTAGCCATAAATGATGGCGCGCCGCTGAACGCTCAAGAAAAGCGCAATGCTGTACAATGTGACGTTTCCAATTGGTCTCGTGAATGTTATAGTTCCTACAAAGATTGTCTAGCCCCAAAAATGTATAATTCCAGACAATTGAATAGAATGGTATTTCATGAATATGTTATAAAATCATATCTTTTTCTTAAGAATTTTATCGCCATAGAATCAACTGAGAAATTAAGAACCTATATAGATTTGAATACTAAAAGTTTAGATGATGTTTGCGTTACCAATTATCGTATAAATAATTTTATTAGTAGATTTATCAAATCAAATCTACTAGCAGTTATGGAAAATATACTCGAATGTGTTGAGGAGTCTTGGTCAATTATGAATCCAATTGCTATTAAAAGACTAAAACAATCTGAACTTTGGGTCTTAACAATGATCTATTCAATTTTATTTCTAGAGGAAAAGCAGCAGCTAGTTGATATTGGTGAAAACTTTACAAGTTTAGACTTCTGGCACTTTGTACAAGAAACCCATAAGTCTTTAATATCGGAAAGTAAAAAACATGAAGCTAATCTTTATACAAAATTAGAAGATGAGCTTATAACTATAGAAGAATACAAGAAACATAAGTTTTTCCATGACGAAATCAGAACATTTCATCTGGCTGGATCCCAAAAGATATGTTATGCCAAAATTTATGAACATTTAGGCGGTACTGTCTCTGGTTCAATTAAATCTTGGTATACAAAGAAGATGACAAAGATTATAGCATCAGCTTAATCATAGCCCTTTGGAGCATGGCATAAAACTGCTCCTATTTTTTTTACGGAGAATAAATGGCAAAAAAAGTATTACAAATGGCTAATAAAGCCGGTAAGATTGACTTACAAAAAATGCAGAAACTGGTAAATAAAAAAACCGGTTTAAATGTAGCTCACGACTTAAGAGAAGATACTCCTACGGTTGTGAAGGATTGGATTCCAACTGGCTCTCGATGGCTAGACTCAATTATCTGTCGAGGGAAAAGAGCCGGAATTCCAATCGGAAAGATAACTGAAATAGCTGGCCTCTCCGGAGCAGGTAAATCTTTCATGGCAACTCAGATAGCAGCAAATGCTCAGAAAATGGGATTGTTTGTTGTTTATTTTGACGCTGAGTCCGCAATAGATCCTACTTTCTTGGAAACTGCGGGTTGTAATCTTTCCAATCTCCTTTATGTTCAAGCCGTCTCGGTAGAGAAAGTACTGGAGACCATCGAAGAATTGATGGATAGTTACGAGGATCAAAGATTTCTTTTTATATGGGATAGTATCGCTGCTACTTCATCTGAAAAAGATCTTGAGGGGGATTACAACCCCCAATCCTCAATGGCTGTAAAGCCACGAATATTCGCTAAGGCTTTTCCTAAGCTCACAATCCCCTTGGCGGATCAACAGTGTACTCTTCTTTTGGTTAATCAATTGAAGACAAACTTAACAACAAATGTTGCGGAAGCAATGACAACTCCTTTCATAGCACCCGGAGGTAAAGCGATCGAGTATTTTAGTTCTCTTCGTATTTGGCTAACAAAGCGCAAAGCGAGAGCTTCTTTTGTTACTGATGACTCTGGACTGCGTGTAGGATCTGAGGTTAAATGTAAACTTCAAAAGTCTCGTTTTGGGACCGAAGGTCGCGAATGTACATTTAAAATACTCTGGTCTGGCTCTGCTGCCATCCAAGACGAAGAATCTTGGCTTGAAGCTCTTAGGGCTTCTGGTACAAATCGCCTAACTATTGGCGGTGCTTGGTATACTCTAACCGGAACCTCTGGTAAATTATTTAAATTCCAAAAGAAGGAATGGCTAGAAAAGCTAAAAGATGGTGAATTTAAGCAAGCTGTCTTTGACATCATGGATGAAGAGATTGTCAAGAAATTTGTTGACGAAGGAAAAAACTTCGCTGTCGATAAAGACTAAGTTAGTTTTTTCTTTTCCACAGCCCACCCCTAAAAAGGTGGGCTTTTTTATTTGACAAATTTTAAGAATATGTTATATTATATACACAAGGAGGAAATATGAAAGCAGAAAACAATAAAGTGTGGCTTTATCTTGATCAAGCATTAAGAAAGCTGCAAAACGTCACTCATTGGACAACATCAGCCGATGAATGGCATGAAGATATTATAGCGGCTAAAGAATCTATTAAAGAAGCTTTGAAAAAACTGGAGGAAGATAAATGAAATATGAATATATGATAAATAAACGCGGTAAATATGTTGTTCCATGGGCAAAATCCGAAGATGATCGAGAACGTAGAGATAGATGTTTTATAGATAAGTTCGGAGTAAGACCGGTAATTGTGTCACCAGATTTCTGGGAGTATCTGCTGGTCGAGAATGATGTTAAAGTTATTGAAGTGGAGTGTGGATGAGAAAGTTTAAAACTATCTTGATAGATCCACCATGGAATGAAAAAGGTGGTGGAAAAATAAAAAGAGGCGCAGATAAACACTATCCCACTATGAAAACACCAGAGATAATCTGTACAGTTTTACAATCTATTCACTGGAATGAAATTGATGAAAATGCTCACATGTATCTGTGGGCTACAAATAACTTCTTAGAAGACGGTCTGTTTGTGATGAAATCTTTAGGATTCAGATATGTTACAAATATAGTCTGGATTAAGGACAGAATGGGCCTAGGACAGTATGCACGAGGAAAGCACGAAATTCTATTATTTGGCACAAGAGGCAGAAAGCACACTTCGGTTAAAAAACACAATAATTCCTTGACTTCGGTTATAGAGGCAAAGAGAGATAAACACTCCAAGAAGCCGGAAGAGTCTTTTAAGTGGATAGAGGCTAGATCGCATGGTCCTTATTTGGAGCTTTTCTCTAGAAGCAAGAGAGAAGGTTGGGTAGTGTGGGGCAATGAAATCAACAAGGAGGAAAAATGAAAACCAAAAAATGCACAAAATGCGGAATTGAAAAAGAACTTGATTGCTTTTATAAAGATTCCAAAAAAAAAGATGGGCTCCGATATCGGTGCAAATCTTGTTTTAAAACGAACAGTGCCGAGTATTACCAAAACAACAAAGAAAAAAATAAGAAACAATGGGCCGAGTATTACCAAAACAACAAAGAAAAAATTCTTAAACAAAAAGCCGAGTATCGAAAAAACAATAAAGAAAAAATTGCTAAAAAAAGTGCCGAGTATCGAAAAAACAATAAAGAAAGAATAGCCGAGTATATTGCTGAGTATCGAAAAAACAATAAAGAAAAAATTGCTAAACAAAGAGCCGAGTATCGAAAAAACAATAAAGAAAGAATAGCCGAGCATATGGCTGAGTATCACAAGAAAAGAAAATTAGAGCAACCTGCCTGTGTTTATCAAATAATGAACACTGTGAATAATAAAATTTACATCGGACAATCAACCCTAGGAGAAATTCGCTGGTATAGGCACTTGACGAATCTCCGAGGAAATCGCCACCCAAACCACAAAATTCAAGCGGACTTCAACAAATTCGGAGAAGATGCCTTTGAATGGAGCATCATAAAAGAATACCCAAAGGATAAAGACACTTTGTTATTAGAAGAAGCAAAGACTATTGTAAAATACCGGAAGGAAGGAAAAGATCTATACAATTTAACACTAACGATAGATCAAGTGCAACTATTAGAGGAGAATAAATGAAAGTAATGATAATTGACGGTCTCAATATGTTTTTGAGATCATACATAATAATTCCATCAATGGATCCGCGAGGCAATCCAAATGGAGGAACATGGGGCTTCTTGAAGTCCTTGCAAAAAATATGTAAGATGTTCAATCCGGACGAGATCGTTGTATGTTGGGATGGAGTTGGAGGATCGGAAAAGAAACGAACCATCAACAAAAACTATAAACAAGGTCGCAAACCCCTCCGCTTCAATCGGAGAATGATCGAGCTTTCTGTTGAGAAACAAGAAGAAAACAAGGCATACCAACAAATTCGTCTTATGGATTATCTTAACGATATGCCTGTAATTCAAACTATGATTGATTATGTGGAAGCAGATGATGTCATAGCTTATGTAGCACAACATGATAAATACAAGGATTGGGATAAAGTTATTATATCATCAGATAAGGATTTTTTTCAATTGGTTGAGGGCAACTGTACCCTATATAGACCAATACAGGATACTCTACTAGAACAAAAAAATATAATGGAAGAATATGGTATTCATCCTCGCAATTTTGCACTAGCTAGAGCGATGGAAGGAGACAAGTCGGATAATCTTGCTGGAGTCCCCAGAGTCGGCCTTAAGACTATAAAATCTAGATTTTCCTTTATGTCATCATCGGTATGTCATGAACCGGAAGATATATTCAAAGTTTGTGAAACGATAGAAAAACCTATAGGGATTCATAAGAATATACTAAAGAACAAACAGCTTATAGAGAGTAATTTTAAAATAATGCAACTATATAGTCCGAGTATTTCTAGTGTACATAAAAAGCAAATTAACTTCGCATTATTAGAATTCGATAAGAGTTATACAAAAATAGAAATTCTTAAGAAAATGGCCATAGACGGCATGGATGCGGGAAAATTTAATAATTTATTTAATTGTTTGAAAAAAATAACAAAATAATTTTTTTTACTTGACAGACTTTTAAAAGTATGATATTATATTTATAACATCGGAGGAAATTGATGGAAACGAATAGAGAGACATTCTCAAGGTTTGGCAAATCCTTTCAAGAAAAACTTTGCCACTTAATGCTTCAAGATAGACCTTTTTGCGATCAAATAACAGAAGTATTAAATGTGAACTTCTTACAGTACGAATATCTTCGTATCTTTGTAAAGATTTTAATAGATTATCGTGAAAAATATAGGACTCATCCGTCTTATGATATCATGGCCACTAAAATAAAATCCGGCCTAGATTCTTACACACCAGCACTACAAAAACAACTAAGAAGCTTTTATGCTTCGGTACTTTCTGAGAGTGAATTACGTGATGGTGAATTTATTAAAGATAACGCATTAGACTTTTGCCGTAAACAGGTTCTAAAAGAGGCAATGATGAAATCAGTTAAGTTGATTAAAACCTCTTCTTTTGATGAAATACAAGGTGTTATCGAGAAAGCTCTTAAGCTTGGAACAGATAACAATTTTGGTCATGATTTTATTAAAGATTTTGAAGAGAGATATTTGATAACTTCGCGAGATCCGGTATCAACTGGATTTGAGAGAGTTGATGATATCTGCAAGGGAGGATTAGGCAAAAGTGAGCTTGGTGTCGTTATAGCACCAACAGGTGCCGGCAAATCAATGGTATTGGTACATTTGGGAGCAGAGGCTCTTAAAGCTGGTAAAACAGTTGTTCACTATACAATGGAGCTAGCTGATACTGTTGTCGGTAATCGCTATGACAGTTGTATTAGTCGTGTTCCATTGTCTGACTTATTTACCAACAAGAAAAGAGTTTTGGAGTCAATTCAAGATGTAGAGGGTCAATTGATTATAAAAGAATACCCTACAAAATCTGCTAGTACCGAAACTATTAAGAATCATATCGAAAGGCTAAAGAAGCGTGGTATAGAGCCGGATGTGATAATTGTAGATTATGCTGATCTCTTGAGACCCGTTAGATCTACAAAAGAGAAACGCCACGATTTGGAAAATACTTATGAAGAGTTAAGGGCCATAGCACAGATATATAAGTGCCCTTTGTGGACAGCTTCACAAACCAATAGATCTGGTTTAAATGCTGAGGTTATAACAATGGAAGCCATTTCCGAAGCTTTTAATAAGTGTTTTGTAGCTGATTTTATCTGCTCTTTGTCTAGGACAGTTCAAGATAAACAAGCTAACAAGGGACGTGTTTTCATAGCAAAAAATAGAAATGGACCGGATGGTTTGGTCTTTCAAGCTTTTGTTGACTGGTCAAACGTTTCAATAAAAGTTCTCTCTAGAGAAGGAGAGGAAGCAATCTCAAGTGTAATACAAGATTCAGCCGAGAATACATTACAATTTATGAGAGAACGATTTAAAAAAAAAATAAACAATAACGAGAGGTATAGATGTTGAAATTAGGAAATATTAATGTAAGAAAGTTTAAGCTTTCTGAGCAATTTATAGGCAAGTATAAAGAAGCTGAGGTTCCATGGGGACCTGTGGGGTATGTAACGTTTAAGCGAACATATGCTCGACGCTTATCTGAATTTGAAGATGGCGCTGAAGGCACTGAAGAGTGGTGGCAAACTTGTCGCCGTGTAGTAGAGGGTATGTTTGATATACAAAAAAGACATGCTTTTTCAATTGGAATTGAATGGAACGATGCCAAAGCCCAAAGAACAGCTAAGGAGGCTTATGATCGATTGTTTAATCTTAAGTGGACTCCACCGGGCCGAGGACTGTGGATGATGGGCACTAAGTTCATATACGAGAGAACAGGTGCCGGATTGTTTAATTGTGCTTTCCGCTCTACTAAAGATCTCAGTCAAAAAGGTGGATATATCTATGCTTGGATGATGGATGCGTTAATGCTAGGGATTGGTGTTGGGTTCGATACTCTTGGAGCAAAAACGTTTACAATCAAAGAGCCACACTGGACAAATGATACGTTGATTATTGAAGACTCGCGAGAAGGGTGGGTCAATAGTATTCATATATTGCTAGATGGATATATTTTGGGTAAGAAAGTGCCAATATTTGATTACTCTGCCATAAGATTGGCTGGTGAACCCATAAAAGGTTTCGGAGGTACTTCAAGTGGTCCAAAACCATTAGTCGAGCTTCACAACGACTTAAAGAACCTTTTAGAATCTAAAATAGGAGAATCCATCCAATCAGTCGATATTGTTGATATTGAAAACCTCATTGGTCGCTGTGTTGTTGCTGGAAATGTAAGAAGATCAGCAGCACTAGCAATTGGTCAAGGAGACGACACAGAATATCTATCGATGAAGAATGATCAAGAAAAACTTTATCACCATAGGTGGGGCTCAAACAATTCTTTTGAGGCAAAAGTTGGCATGGATTATACATGGCACGCCAAACAATCTCAAATTAACGGTGAGCCCGGATATATTTGGCTTGACAACGCCAGAAATTACGGAAGAATGAAAGACGGTATAAGAACAGACGATAAGAAGGTTATGGGCTTTAATCCGTGCGTAGAACAACAATTGGAGGATGCTGAGCTATGTTGCTTGGTAGAAACGTTCCCAGCAAAGCACGAGACTTTTGAAGATTATATTAAAACCCTAGAAATAGCTTACATGTATGGTAAGACCGTTACACTGATCAACACCCATTGGCCCGAGACCAATGCTATTATGTTGAAAAACCGAAGAATTGGATTATCCCAGTCTGGCGTTGTACAAGCCTTTAATAAATTTGGTAGAAGAACAGTCTATCAGTGGTGTGATAGAGCTTATGAGCATGTTGAAGAATTAGACAAAGAATACTCAGATTGGCTCTGTGTTCCTCGATCTGTAAGGATGACCAGTATTAAACCATCCGGAACAGTTTCTCTTCTAAATGGATCAACCCCCGGAATACACTTTCCGGAGGATGAGCACTACATTCGAAGAATTAGATTTTCAAAGAATTCTAGTTTGTTGCCGGCTCTAGGAGAGGCGGGATACAAGATAGAAGAAGATTCGTATTCTCCTAACACATATTGTGTCGAATTTCCTGTTAAAGAGCCATTCTTCGAAAAAGGAAAAAGAGATATTTCAATGTGGGAACAATTGGAAATCGCTGCTCAATATCAGCACTACTGGGCAGATAACAGTGTTTCTATTACTGTTACTTTTAAACCAGAAGAAGCCGAGCAAATCAAAGATGCTTTGGAAATGTATGAATCTAGGCTTAAAGCGGTGTCCTTTCTGAAATATGAAGAGACTGGATACAAACAGGCCCCTTATGAACCAATAACCAAAGAACAATACGAAGAAATGATTGAAAAAATCAAGCCAATAACTAAAATTATGACCAATGAAGGTGGTATTGGTTCAAAATTTTGTACAAACGATACTTGTGAATTATAGGAGGAAAAATGAAATTCAAAAGTTATAACAGATATATAAATATCGAATTAATTGAAGATGAAATAAAGGAAAACAATTCCTTAGTGGTGCTTCCAACTGATTATAAGAAACCCGAAAGGCCATATGCTTTGGGAAAAGTGATTGATTGGGCACCAGATGTCAAGTTATCTCTAGAAAAAGGGGAAATAGTTATATTTGAAAAGCGTATGCTCAACAAGATTGAAGTATATGGTAAAATGCACTATTTAGTGTTAGAAAACTATATTTATGGTGGAATCGTCACAGAGGAGGGGCAATGAGTGAAGCTAAAAAGTCGATTTTTATATTCGATGACGAGATCGGTAGGGTTGACTATGTTGACCATATGGGTAGCGACCTTACCGTTGTCAATTCTGCTCGTGTATCTTTTGGTGTGCAAAAGCATGAACTCAACTCCCGAGACATTAAGCTTATTAAATACCTTATTAAGCATAAACACACTAGCACTTTGGAGCATTGTTCTGTTACCTTTAAATTTACTGTGCCTCTTTACATACGTTCTCAGCATATGCGTCACAGGACGTGGTCGTATAACGAAATAAGTCGTCGATATACCGATAAAGATTATCGATTTTATATGCCAAAGAAATTTCGAACTCAACACAAAAGTAACAGACAGGCTAGTAATATAGATGAACTCATTAATCCTTCAATCTTAAGAAATGCTAGTTACGGACTGATCCCAGCTAATTATCCAACAGCAGCAGAGATATATCGACAACATTGCGAAAAGTCACTATCGCTATATGAAGATCTAATACATGCTGGTGTTTGTCGTGAACAAGCGAGAGGGATACTTCCGCAAACTACTTATACTGAGTACTATGGAACAGTAAACCTTAATAACCTTCTTAAGTTTATAAGTTTGCGTATACATGATGGTGCTCAATGGGAGATAGTACAGGTTGCAAAAGCATGTCTTGAGATTGCTAGAAATTTATACCCAATTTCAGTCTCCGCATATGAGGAGTGCGTTCATGGAGGCGAAATACAATAAAGGGAATTTAATAATTTTAAATTCTTTTGGCTTACTGTTGAGAGACGATGGTAATGAAGCAAAAATTGGGATAGTCATATCCGGTCCTAGAAACTATATGCATAGTCAAGAGATCTTGGAGTTGTTCTATTGGGTTTATGATGTTATGATAGGAAACCAACTAATTACTGATGTTCCTCAAGAATTTATAGACAGGATGGTAAAAGATGAAGAGAATATTAAATGAATGGAGAAAATTTTTAAAAGAAGCAAAAACTGGAGGAATACTACAGTCGATATCCAAACAAGATCCAACTCTTAAAATTAATGATCCTAGGGTGACAGCTATATTTGTACTATATGCTCTAAGAGGCAATGATTCTGCTGAAGTGGTGAAGCATATTGAGAATAATAGTAAAAAAGTGTTGGAGATTTTCGATCGAAAAAATTTTGGTAGCAATGATCTTTTGAAAATCGCCACAGTAAGGGAACAAAATTTTTTAGCAGGAAAAACAAAAGATGCTTACGCCCTAATCCCGGAGTTTGATTACGATATGGAAGTGAGAACATACCCAGATATGCTTACCTTGCGACAATATTTGGGTGACTTTATATCAATGGTCAAGAAAGGCCCGGCTTCTTATAACTTTAGAGCTTTAGAGGCAGATATTGGAACAGGTGGAACCGGTAGAAGTATGGAATACAGAGGATCTGGTGGAGCCACAGACACTGGGATTGTGGTACCGAATGAAGCAAAAGACGAAGAAAAAGCCCCGATAGCTGCGAATATAAATAAATATAAAAGCTACTACATGTACAAACCAGAGGACTATATCATATCTTCACAAGATTATGAAGAAAGTTTGAACTACTTGGTAGCAGCTTACGAAGGATTGTACCATCTGTGGATGGAACACTCACCAGCCGACTCAGAATTTGAGAAAGTTAAAACCGCATTGAGGGCAGCAGTAGATGCTCGTGAAATAGGAATAGAGATGTCTGACGAAGAAAAAGCCAATCAATTTATGAAAACAGGCAATAAGCTTATGGCTGCTGGAATGAAAGAAGCAGCAATGCAGTTTCGAAGTGCCAAGGCTCTCTATAAGAAGCTGGGTATGTCTGATAAAGCCAGAGAAGCCCAAAAGTTATTCCAAAAATCTAGGATGTTAGCACAAAAAGATCGGAGTGTTTAGTGAGTGTAGAACTTAGTTTTGATAAATTAATATTTGGTGGCTCCATAGAGTCTCTTTTGTATTCTTTTGTAACTGGGATTCCTGTAATTATAAGCACTCCAATAATACCCTTTGAATTGGAAACTATACAATATGATGGTGATTTTAAGTTTTTAGGATATGAGAATGTAAGAGAAATTTATAAATCTGAAATGTGGGATAGGCTGTCTTTTATATTATCTATGGCCGGCTTGATTATGATGCCCAACATTATTAAAAACATAAGACAAGAAGATAAAAAACTAATATTTGCTACGGAAGGCAATACAAGAACCATTATCAATTACAACAAGATTATATCATTTGATTCTTTTAATGAAGAGATCCTGCATGTATACGACTGGTTCAATATTAAGTCTGGCTCAAAAATTTCACTAGAAAAAATCTCAGATTCAGATGATTTTGTCCGGGATATATATTTTTATCGTTCAAAGAGAAGCGGGGTGAATTCGAACCTAAGAGACTTGGTTTCCTACTCCAAGATACAGAAAAATAAAATTTATGATTATGAAAAATCTGAGAGTTTTTGTCGCCTTAAAACAATCGAGATGATGAAGACCAACAAACTGAGAGGAAAACCCAATGGTTATGATAAAAATGGAAATGCTTTGTTTTATTCAATAAGATTGGAGCATACTCATCGAGATATTATAAAAGACTATAAGCCATTATATGATTTTGATCAAATTTTAAAAAAAAGTAAAAACAAAGGAGAGACATGGAGCTTAGCGAGAAAACTTTTACGTCACAGGCAAATTTCCATCTTACGGGAATCGTCCCGCTTGCAGGTCAAAGTTTAGATTTTAACTTACCATATCCGGATTGCTTGTTGGCTATAGCACCAGACTATACCTTGATTCAAGCAGCCATTGTAGAATGTGCTTATGCGGGTTGTGATACAATATGGGTTGTCTGTAACGATGATATCGCACCAGTTGTCAGACATACAGTTGGAGATTATATAGAAGATCCAATGCACTTCTACAACACTAAAACAAGAACTAGCGACACTAGAAGACGCATTCCTATCTTTTGGACCCCAATTCATCCAAAAGATAGAGACAAGAGGGATTGTTTATCTTGGAGTGTCATATATGGTGCTCTCATGGCCTTAAAGGTATCCTCTCAGATCTCTAAGTGGGTTATACCAGATAAATATTATGTTAGCTTTCCATATGGAATTATAGATCCAAATTCAATTTGGAGAAGTAGAAAGCATATACGCAGCAATAAGGACTTCTATATTTCCTCCGGAGGTAAGACTGTACAAGATAATTTGTATACTTCTTTTACATTTGGCAAAGAAGGTTTTGTAAAATATAGGAGAAATATAAGATCTGGTACCGGACAGTATACACTTCAAGAGGTGGATGAAAGAGGTATACCTCGCTCTAAGTTGCCCTTAGAAGAAAGGTGGTCTGCTAGGTTTTTTGAATTAAAGGACGTATTCATCGATCTAGATCTGGACAATTCAAATGTATTGGAACTGGAATACCATAATATAGGATCATGGAGTGAATATATCTCTCTGATGTCTACGGAGTTTGTAAGCAACATTGCGAGACCACCACTGGATATGTTTTCCTACAAAGAATTTAACCCAGTTGCGAAAGACATAGACTAATTAAGACATGTCTATAGAAAAAAAGAAATTTAAAAAACTCCATCGAGAACTTCAATATCAGCAATCTGAGTTGGATTATGTTCTGGAAATCCTCAAAGAAGCTCATGTTGAGTTTGAACAGTACCATAGACAATATTGTATGGAAAAAGAAATAGACCTCAAAGGTTTAAATAAAAAACACAAAGAGAAGGTAAAAAAGACTCTTGTGAATCCCAAGAAGCAAAATCACGATGAAGATGGTATATTAAGCATCAACGATAAGACTGATATGATCGATAACACTGATATCAAGGAGTTTAAAAAGATATATCGTGAGATTGCAAAACTTCTCCATCCGGACAAAGGTGGTGATGAAATACAATTTAAAAAAGCTTCTGATGCCATGGCAAACAAAGAGTGGGGTGTTTTATTGGAGATATGCGAAAAGCACAATATAAGCATAACCAACTATAAATCAATTAATAAAATTCTTAAAAAAAAGATTGAAAGCACAAAAGAGAAAATAAAGCAGCAAAAATCTACTTATAGTTGGTTACTTTATATGTGTGATGATAAAGAAACATGTAAGCACAATGTTGTCAAGAAATTCTTGAAACATCTATTTCAATACGGAGATTATAAATGAGAATAACAACGGAAGATATTAGAAGAATAATAAAAGAGGAGTTAAGAGCACTTTTATCGGAAAAAGAAGCTATCCTCCCAAAGGAGCTTGATCAAAGATGGCAGATCTGGATATATTCTACAAAAGAAGCTATGGAAGACTCCAATATCAAGTCAACAATCAACAGAAAAAACCCACAACCCTATGAAGGAGAAAAAAACATGTGCCGTAAATTTGAAAGCTCCTCCGATCCGGAGCCAAGACATATTATGATCACACCGGAACTACAAAAAGAGATTGGAAAATTAGCAACTTCATCGAAGAAGCCTTTCAAACAGATTGAAGGTCAAAAAGAATTCAGTAAGTATCTCAATGGTATACAGGAAACAGCAATAGCCACAGCCAAATTAGTGTGGAAACGAATAAAAGACTATTATGAAGATCCTAAGCAGCATATGTATGTAAATTATAGTTGTACAGATAATTTTGGAAAAATGATGACATATATAGAAGCCGACAAGGGTTTTCTACCAGCAAAATGAATAAGCCAAAATTTAAAGTTGGTGACTTGGTATATTATAGACCAACATATTGTAATGCCTATGCCAATGGAACTAGGAACCTAGGAGTTGTAATTGAGGTCAAGCGAGAGGGTTTGCCACTTTTTTTAAATTTTCCGGAAAATGAGATTTTTGAATTTGAATATGTAATTAAATGGATAAACATTGGATACACTTCAAGCCTTATGGGATTTAATCTAGAAAAACTAGAAGCACCAAAAGATACTTGACAATATAAAAAAATAGGTTATATTATTAAAAGCAACAAAAAAACAGGAGAACAATGCAAGATATATTATTAAATTTAGAAAACCAGATAATGAAAAAAGGTGGCTTTGTTAATGCCCATGCTCACTTAGATAGAGCGAATACTGTTGGATATTTTTCCAAAGAAGAACAATACAAGTTTTTAAAAGAAAAATGGAAACTGGTTGATAGAATAAAAAAGCAAACTCATTATTGGGGCTATAAAGTTAGGATCGATGACGCATTAAGTAGTCAAATTAACCTAGGAACCACAGCGGTTTGTTCTTTTATAGATATTGATGATATCGTGTCAAAAAAAGCAATATTAGCAGCCAGAGAGATACAGTTAGAGAGAACCGATATTTCTTTTTTAACAGCGTGTCAGACTCTAAAGGGCGTTCTGGACCCAACTCAAGAATTGCTTATTCGCAATTCACTGATTCATGTTAATATAATAGGCTCTCTACCGGGAGCAGACAAAGGCAGAGAGGCGGATCATTTAGATAAAGTCATGAAATGGTCAAAAAAGTATAAAAAAAGATTACATGTACATGTCGATCAGTTAAACAGCCCTGCTGAAAAAGAAACGGAACTTCTAGCTAGAAAAACTATGGAGCATGGCATAGAGGGAAAGGTAACAGCTATTCACAGCATCTCTCTAGCATCCCATCCAAAAAGCTATAGAGAAGAGGTATATAAAATGTCCAAAGATGCTGGACTATCTTTCATCAGTTGCCCCAGTGCTTGGATTGACCACCCTCGAAGAGAGGATCTTGTTCCATCACACAATGCCATTACACCGGTTGATGAACTCTTGGAACATGATTTGGTCGTTGCTATTGGCAGTGATAATATACATGATATATATAAGCCATTCGCTAATGGCGATATGATGTTTGAACTTCGGTTGCTTCTGGAGGCTTGTAAAATATATGATGAGGAAGCATTGGTAAAAATAGCGACTGAAAATGGTAAAAGAGTTTTGGGTATCCTATGAAAGAAGCAATTGGGTATCTAACTAGACCTGTAGCTGCTTGGCTAAAGAAGGCGGGATTTACCTATGTCGGGGTTCCAAATGAGTTTTTAGAGAAACTTGGATTAAAACCCGGCGATGCAGCAAAAATCAAATTTGATGGAGAAAAAATTATAATAGAAAAAGCTTGACATTTTTCCTCCACATGTTATAATATATATGTACAACAAGAGGAGGAAAAAATGTACAGACTCTTAAATGATATTAGAAAATCTACCCATTGCTCAAATGCTGGTAAGAAGCATGAAAAAAGCATTGAAAGTAAATTAAAAAAATATGGTTATAAAAAAACAACTATAAAAACATTGGGCTTTGAAAAGCAAAACATTCGTGATACAAAGTATGATAAATCTAAGAAAAAGATGTGGTACGTCGCACAACCTTGTGGTTCTCAAAGTTTTCCGGATTTTATTGTTGGAGATAAGTTTGGAAATGTTTTCTATGTGGAATGTAAGTCATGTAAAGGCGATCATATTACATGGAATAGTGGTATGCCGAAATCTAAAGCAATTTATGTATTTTCAAGTGGAATACATAATGCTCAAACTATTGCTATGGGAAGTGATTTGTGGACAAAAGAAGAATTAGAATTACAACAAAAAGTTAGAAAATTGATTGATGAAACCTATAAGCCTCATAAAAATAAAGATCATGGAGTTCATTACTATGGAAGACATATGCATCAAGACTACAGGCCCATTTATGGTGATAAGAATCGAACAAAAAGAGAAAGTCGTGTTTATCGATTTGTGGAGGCTATTCGAAAATGTCAAAACTCCTAAAACATACGGAAGATTTTTTACAACAGGCAAATATAAAAGATAGAAAAAGCAAAGGGCAATATTTTACCAATAAAACATTGAAAGATAAAAGCTTGAAAAACATTTCTTTTGAAGATGATATGGATATTCTAGAAAATTCTTGTGGAACAGGTGAATTCATATATTCGATTTTAGAGATCAACGAAAACGTCAACATCGATGCTTTTGATATTGATGCTTCTTTGGTTGCGATCATAAAAGATAAGTACCCAAATGTAAATGTTGTATGTGCTGATTGGTTGTTGTCCGGCAATTATAAAAAATATGATAAGATAATTGGGAACCCTCCTTACTTTGAAATTTCAAAAGCGGAATGCAAAACAAGAGGTTATAAAGAATTTCTTAAATACTGTAAGAGTAAGCCAAATATCTATTCATTTTTTATTGCCAAATCAATTGATTGTCTCAAGGAGGGTGGAGAGCTTATATACGTAGTGCCTACTTCTATGAATAATGGTTATGGGTTTTCTCCCTTGAGAGATCATATAATAAAAAATTGCAATATAGAAAACATTATACTACACAGTGACGATGATTTTGAAGATGCCAAGCAGAACACTATGACATTACATTTAAAAAAACTTCGTAATGAAGAAGTCAACAACGGTAAATTTGTATATAAAAATAAATCAATAACCATATTTTCTAAAGATGTTCAAGCTATTGATAAATTATTTAAAGATAAACATTCTCTTTCAGAGCTAGGCTTTGAGGTATATACGGGAAACTATGTTTGGAATCAAAACAAGCAATATATGTCAACAAACAATACTGATACTTTGTTGCTGTGGGCGTGTAATATAATTGACAACTCTTTACATCTGAACCCTACGCTATCCAGTGGTTTACCAAAGCTTGGGCTGTCTGCCAGCCCTACACCAGTGGGGCATAAAAAGAAAGCTAGAGAGGAAAAATCTCAATGGGTTTCCGGCCACTCAGAGGAAAGAAAGCCACTGAGTGGTAAAAGTATAATTGTCAATAGGGTCACTGGATGTGGAAAAAAAGCTGGGATCCGGGCTGCTATTGTTGATGTTGGTCGTTCTTATTACACTGAGAATCATTTAAATTACATAATAGAAACAGACAGAAGTTTGATTGATCTAGAGGAGCTTCATGATAAATTAATTTCTGTAGAGACAACGGAAATTCTAGAATATATTTCTGGAAATACACAATTGTCTAAAAAAGAATTATTAAATTTAATACCAATTCCACTTGACAAACCAGAAGAATCATGATACAATAATAACATAACGGAGGAACAATGAAACAAAACATTAAATTTGTAGGGCTTCATGCCCATTCGGGTGTTGGCTCACCCTTTGATGGATTTGGTTATCCACAAGAACATATGGACTTTTGCTTTGAAAACGGAGGCAAAGCATTAGCTCTCACGGATCATGGCAACATGAACGGATTTGCTTATCAAGTTTTACACGCCAATAAAATGATGAAACAAGGTAAAGATTTTAAGCCTATTTTTGGCGTAGAAGCTTACTTTGTCCCATGTGTCAAGGAGTGGCGGAAAGAATATGAGGAAGCAAAGCTAGATAAGAAAAAAGCAAAGCTTCTTAAAGACGAACAATCTGGTACCAATGTCGAAGAGGAAGGAGCTTCTAAGTCTAAAGGTAATAAAGTGTCTAGGGTAAGACATTTAGTTTTGTTGGCAATGAACCAAACCGGTTTGAACAATATATTTAAATTAGTGTCGGAGAGTTACAGTGGAGAGTACTTTTTTAGAAAGCCTCGTATTGACTATAATCTTCTTGCTGACCATTCTGATGGTGTTATTGCTCTCTCTGCTTGTTTGGGTGGTGTTTACGCTGGCTGCTATTGGGAAAATCATGAAGATGGTCGCGAAGCAGTTTTGGAATGTATGCGAGATACAACGAAAAAGATGGTTGATATTTTTGGTAATCGTTGGTATGGTGAGCTTCAGTGGAACTCTGTGGCTGAACAGCATGAATTAAACCAATATGTTATAGAAATGCACAAAGAGTTTGGCATACCTTTAGTATCAACTGCTGACTCCCATTATCCAACACCCACTGCTTGGAAGGATCGTGAGTTGTACAAGCGTCTAGGTTACCTTGGAAGAGGGAAACCAGAATGGCTTGACATGACTATCCCCGGAGCTTTGGAAGATTTAGAATATGAATTGTATCCAAAGAATGGAGAACAAATGTGGCAAGATTATAAAAAATACTCAGAAGGGTATGATTATGACGATAACTTGGTTCTTAGAAGTATAGAAGAAACACATACGATAGCAATGAATAGAGTGGAAAACTTTGTTCCGGACACAACAGTTCGTCTTCCTAGCTTCGTCGTTCCTGCTGGTCGCCATGAGGATGATTATTTACGTGACCTCTCTTTGGGTGGTTTGAGATTAATGCGAAAACTCAAGCCAGAGTATAGTTCTAGATTAAATCATGAACTGAAGGTTATTGCGGACCGAGGTTTCTCCAAGTACTTTTTGACTATGAAAGCAATCTCCGACAAAACTAATGAGGTCCAACTAGCTGGTCCGGGCCGTGGTTCTGCCGCCGGTTCTCTTGTAGCCTATGCACTTGGGATCACACAGGTTGATCCTATTCAATATGGTCTTTTATTCTCTCGCTTCTTGCGCTCTGATGCAACAGACTATCCGGATATTGATTACGATGTATCCGATCCAATGGTCCTCAAGGATATGTTGATTGAGGAGTGGGGTGATGACGTTGTAGTTCCGATTTCCAATTGGAATACTCTGCAGCTTCGTTCTCTTTTAAAAGATATATCTAAGTTTTACGAAATTCCTTTTAATGAAGTGAACGCTGTTACAAATGTAATGCTCAAAGAAGCCACTCCTTTAGCAAAACAGAAGCATGGAATTAAAGCTGGTGTATATACCCCTACCTTCGAGGAGACGATTGAATTTTCTGATACATTAAAGAATTTTTTAAACAAGTATCCACATGTATCGGAACATGTTATGGCTCTATATGGTTCTTACCGGTCTTGCTCACGTCATGCTGGTGGTGTTGTAGTTGGAGAGGACTTGGATAAATATATGCCATTGATTTCTTCAAAAGGTGTCCGCCAGACTCCATGGTCCGAAGGGCAGAACGTTCGTCAACTTGAGCCCCTTGGTTTTATTAAATTTGACATCTTGGGGTTATCAACATTGAGAATGATTGAGGGCTGCATTGAACGCATTCTTAAAAAGCAAGGTGTCGAGAATCCAACCTTCAAAAATATTAAACAATTCTACAAAGATAACCTTCATCCGGACAATATTGATCTAAATGACAAGAGTGTTTATGAAAATATATTTCATGAAGGTAAGTGGGCTGGTATCTTTCAATTCACAGAAAAGGGTGCCCAGAAGTTTGCCAAGAAAGCCCAACCAAAAAGCATCATCGATATAGCAGCTATAACTTCTATATATAGACCCGGTCCGCTTTCTGCAGGGGTTGATAAGCAATATGTTTCTGCTATCAATGATACTTTGAGTATAAAATATCTACATCCATTGGTGGAAGAGGTTACAAAAGAGACTTATGGTTTTCTGATTTTTCAAGAACAAATAGCCTTACTAGCATACAAGCTTGGAGAAGGGATTACAATGGATGAAGCCAATCTACTTAGAAAGGTGTTGACCAAAAAAGGAACAGGTAAAGGTAATGAAGTCAAAGAAGAAATCAAGAAAAAATTCATCAAAGGATGCGAAAACAAAGATATACCAAGTGAATCCGCCGAGCGACTTTGGGCTACTTTTGAATACTTCTCTGGCTATGGCTTCAATAAGTCTCATGCTGTTTCTTATTCCATCATATCTTTTCAATGCGCTTGGCTTTATAACTATTATCCTACTGAATGGATGTGCTCTTTTTTGGATCGTGAACCCGATACACGTAAAGAGAAAGCAATCAACATTGCTAGGTCTCACGGTTTTTCTATCGGCAATATTGATATTAATGTTTCTGGTGAGAATTGGGAAGCAGTTTCTGATGTAAGCTTGGTGGCTCCCTTGACAACAATAAAAGGTCTTGGAGAAAAAGCAATTGAGGAAATAGTTCTACACCGACCATTTAATACAATTGACGAGCTTTTGTTTCATCCGGATATAATTTATAGAAAATTAAATAAAAGATCGCTAACAGCACTAGCTTTGGGATCAGCACTAGATTCTTTGGTAGATGAGAGATTTTCTGGAGATAAACATTTCTTCAAAGCATGTTGTGAAGATAGACCAAAGAACCCTAAGAAATTCAAAGAAAACATTGAAAAATATATTGGAGAGGGGCAATACTCAAAATCAGAAAAGATTAATAATCTCGCCGAGATTACCGGTATTTTTCCAATTGGATTGGTGTATGATGATATTACGAAAATGAAATTAGATTCTCGCTTTATTCCCCCTATTTCTGAATTTGACTCAGACCTCGGAGCGTGTTGGGCGATCCCTAGAAATATTAACACTAGAAAATCTAAGAGTGGAAAATGGTTTGCCATTATTGACTTAATAGATTCTAACAATGTCATGACAAAACTTAGATATTGGAATATCAATAATGATACAATTGAAAAAGAAATACTATTGAATGAAGTTTATGTTATAAAACCAAATTATTCAGATAGCTGGGGATTCTCGGTAAGAGGCCATGTAGATAAAAGTTGGTGCAGAATGACAACAATAAATACAGAAATAACTTGACAACTATACACAAACAGGATATATTATATAAGACAAAAGGAGGAAATAATGTTAGATAAAAAAATCTATGATAAAATAATGAAAAAATTCAAAGGAAAAGGAGGAGGTCCGGAGGCTGAATCAATTTTAGTGGATAATAACGAAGAGCGCAAAAGTGGCTTTATAGAAGTTTATGCTCACGGAAAGAATGCTGCTAAGATTGCTGAAAGATGTTGGCCGGCAATAACCAAAGTTCGCTTTGAAGGAGAGGCGGTGTTCTATACAATCAAGAGGACTGCCTTCCGTGGAATACATACAGCATTTAAAGTAGTAAGGGAGGAAAAATAGTTATGGAAGATTACAAAAGTGTTTACGATATGTACGTAGAAAATAACAAGGAAACCGGTTTTTGGATTGGTAGAAATTCGTGGAGAAATGTAATAGCAAAAGTTGTAAAAGTTGAAGGTAATTATGTTGAAGAAAAAGAACAGTTTGGCCAAAGTGAAATCAAAATGTTTGTTAAGTTTTACAACATTGACACTGGTAAAGAGCAAGAAAGCTATTACAAAGGAAACATGAAAGAAATGACCCCATTAACATGGCCAACAAAACCAGTGTGGCCCCACGCATACCAGTTTTACAGACTAGAAGATTCCGATGTTAAGCAGCATTTTGGATTTATTCCCGGAAGTAAGGGAGGAATAAATGACTGAACCAAAAATAGTTCTCGTACAAGATATGCGAGAAACCAAATCAAAAGAGGAGCATATTAGTGATTATATCGAAAGTCTTAAAGCGATTGAAGAGGCGATGGAGCCTTATAAGGAACAGAAAAGGGAACTTAAAAAAGAGTACCTTGAAAAGAAGTGGTTGTCAAAAGAAGACATCTCTCTCTCGGTGCGAGCGTTGCGCTTGCTCAAAGATGAAGTAGATATAGGAGCTTTAATTGATATGTACGATGCCTTAAAGAGTAAGGAAAAATGAACAGAGCACAAAGAAGAAAACTGGGGATCAAGAAAAAACCTAATTTAGATAAAAAGATAGGACTCTTTGATAAGCTACCAGATAAATGCACAAATTGTGACAAACCTTATGATAAGAAGTCAAAAAAAATGGCGATGACTTGGTCTGTCGTCGTCAGAGAACAAGAAGGAAAAGTAAATTTATATTGCCCTGTTTGTTGGGATAATGCACAAAAACTCATTAAAGAAATAAAGGAGGAAATAAATGAGAATAAGAATAAAAAAGACACATGAAAATGCTGTGATACCTAAATATGCCCACTTCGGAGACGCAGCAGTTGATCTTGTTGCTGTTAGAAAGTGGGAAGATGATCATGGTAATATATGCTATGGTACCGGATTGGCTATGGAGATTCCTACACATCATGTTGGTCTACTCTTCCCTAGGTCTTCCATTAGTAAGACAGATCTCCGCCTTGCCAATGCTGTAGGAGTTATTGACTCCGGATATCGTGGCGAGATTATACTTAAGTTTGACTTAAAGGGAGGCATCTTATACAAGGTGGGCGATCGAATAGCACAATTAATGCTCGTTCCAATTCCTAGTATTAATTTTGTGGAAGTTGTCAATCTACCAAGCTCAGATAGAGACACAGGAGGCTTTGGATCTTCTGGCGAATAGACTACTTATAGCATGGCTGAGAAAAAAGACAAGAAAATTATTTTTGATGATTCTTCTCAAAGACACGCAAGATTAAAAATTCGGCTTGAATATGATGGTTTGTCGCAAGCCGAATTTTTTCGTTGCTTTATAACCGGGTATCTAGAAAAAGATGAAAGAATTATTTCTTACCTACAGTCTTACAAGCTCAAGAAGAAGAGCCAATCTAAAAGAAATATGAAAATAATTAACAAAGATAAGGAAAAATCGGAAGATCTTTTATCACAATTTGGTATAAAAGATAAGGAATTAGAAAATATTTTTGATCTAATCGCAAAAGAACATCCAGATTTATGAGTTTTTGTTTTTTACGTTCTATTTACTATGAATAAATTTTAAGGAGAATTTTAAATGGCAAAGAAAAAACTTTTAAGCGAAGCACAAGTCCGCAGATTTATGGGTCTTGCTGGTATTCAACCTCTCAACGAGATGGGAAGCTATAATTACAAGCGTGATGATGAAGAAAAAGTTGATGATAAAGAAAAAGTTGATGAAGCAGGTCTTCATTATAAACAAGAAGATGAAGTTGTTATGGAAGAAGATGATCCCATGGCAGAGGAAGAAGCTGATCTTCCCGATGAAGAGCCAATGGATGATATAGAGCCGATTGATGACTCTGAAGTTTCCATGGAGGAAGAAGATATTGAAGCTATAGGTGATGCCCTTGAGACTCTTAAGAGTAAATTATCTCCCCTACTTGGTCAAGCTGGGGCTTCAATGGACATGGAAATGGAAGATGAACCAATGGATGATATGGAAATGGAAGATGAACCAATGGATGACATGGACATGGAAGATGAAGATATGGAAGATGAAGATATGGACGCTGAGTTAGCTGAAGTCAATTATCAACTATCTGAGGAAGAAATTGTAAATGAAGTATCTAGACGTGTAGCTAAAAGAATAGTGGAAGCTAAAAGAGCACAAAAGAAAATGAACGAAGCCTTGGGCCGCAACAGACCCGCCTCCAAACGCCCCAATAAAGCCCCTGCCGCCAAAAGAACACCCAAGGGGCCAACAAAGAAAACTTCTAGAAGAACAAAAAAATAAAAAACATTTGACACAATATAATATATGTGTTATATTAATAAGGACGGTGGAGGTTTTCCCGTCCTTTTTATATTATGGAGAAACTGTGAAGAAAATACTAAAGAGAATTATAAAATTAACAAAAGGTTGTGAAGAAGACACCAAGGAAGAGCCGAAAGAGCAGCCCAAGGAAACATCAAAAGAAGAGGTAAAAAGCAAAGACAAGAAAGAAGATTTAATGAGTATGTTGATGGGCAACCCCTCTGAACAACCAGAGTCCAGAATTTTAATGCTACATTCTGAGTTAAGCGAAGAGAAAGCTATGGAAATAATATCAACTTTTATAGCCCTTACACAATTGATAAAACCAAAAGAAGATTTAAAAGAAGGTGAATTGCCATATGATCCAATTAAGTTTTATATTTCAACCTACGGAGGATCCGCAGATGAAATGTTTGGAATATATGATATGATGTCATCAATTAAGGAAAAATGCGTTATTGAAACAATAGGTATAGGAAAAGTAATGTCTGCTGGTACCTTACTTCTGGCTGCTGGTACAAAAGGCCACAGAAAGATAGCTAAGAATTGTCGTGTTATGCTTCACCAAGTTAGTGCTGCTGCTGTTGGTCCGCTGTTCAACATGACGACAGAACTTGAAGCAATACAAAAGATGCAAGAACAATATATCAACATCATGGTTTCTTGTACTTCGTTTTCAAAAAGAAAACTTAAATCTCTTCTTAATGAAAGAGTCAATGTATACCTCACAGCAGAAGAAGCTGTAGAATATGGATTAGCTGACGAGATAGTGTAATGGAAGATAAAATATTTTATAATGAATCTTCATCTCAAAGTCTCGGCTGGTCTCCGGATTGGCTAGGGGCTTCTGACTTTGATGGAGAATTAATAAAGAGAATTGTTGCTTTTCAAAAGAAACACGGACTTAAAGCGGATGGTCTTCTTGGCCCCGGAACATACCGAAGATTATGGACCGAGAGAGAAGCAGAGATTGAAACTTACGTACCCGTAGAGATCAAATCTAATAGTGAAAACTTCTTGATATATAACAATAATTATGTACCGATTGAGTGGGACAGGGTTGTCCTACCATTCAACCGTGGAGGTCTAAAACATACCAATGGTTACAAGAAAATGATAGAGAAAAGGGACATCTCAATGTTTGTCACTCACTGGGATGTATGTCTTAATGCGAAGTCATGCTTCAAGGTTCTTAATAACACCAAAAGGAAGGCTTCAATACATTTTGCTATTGATAACGACGGAACAATTTATCAGTTTCTGGACATGAACCATGTAGCATGGCATGCTTCAAAGAGAGCAGTTAATGATAAATCCGTTGGTGTTGAGATTTCGAATGCCTATTATCCTAAGTATCAATCTTGGTATAAAAGAAATGGCTTTGGAGAAAGACCACTGATTACGGACGCGAAAGTCCATGGCAAACCAATGGAAGAGTTTCTAGGCTTTTACCCTGTGCAGATTGATGCTCTAAAGGCTTTATATAAAGCAACTCATAAGGCTTGTGGCATACCATACGAAACTCCGGACACTGATACGGTTGATCGTAAGGTTGCTAGAGGAACATACAAGGGATATGTTCATCATTATAATGTGGTCAAGAACAAGATAGATTGTGCTGGCCTTGATATTAAAAATATTTTAAACGAATTGAAAACTATGGAGGATTAATGAAAAAATATTATGACAATGGAAGATCTTTAAGTGAGAAAATCTTCAAAGGAATGAACACACTGGCAGATAATGTTGGTACAACACTAGGGCCGAAAGGTAGAAATGTTATACTGTACGACAAAAAGCAAAACATACCAGTTATAACCAAAGATGGTGTCACTGTGGCTAAATTTATAGAGCTTGATGACCCCTTTGAGAATGTTGGAGTACAAATATTAAAACAAGCTGCTGAACAATCAGCGACAACAGCCGGAGACGGAACAACCACTGCTACCATTTTAACAAGAGGTATATTAAGATTAGCACAGAAGCACTTGGCTGCTGGCGCTTCCCCTGTTGAATTAAAGAGAGGCATGGATAAGGCTTGTGGAAGAATCTCATGGACACTCCAACAAAACTCTAGACCAATACAAACACAGGAAGACATTAAACACATTGCAACCATATCAGCTAATAATGATAAAGCCATTGGCACTTTAATAGCATCTGCCGTAGATTCTGCTGGTAAAGATGGCTCAGTTCTTGTCGAAGAAGCTCGCTCTGTTAATACCTCATTAGATTTAATAGAAGGATTCCGTTTTGATAGTGGTTATTTATCCTCGACTTTTATCAATAATGAAAGGAATGGTACCGTACACTATGATAACCCCTTGCTACTTGTTACAGATGAAAAAATTGAAGTTATTGAGCAAATTTTACCTACTCTAGAGCTAGCTGCGAGAGAAGGTAGACCCTTGATAATAGTTGCTAATGACATGGAAGGTCAAGCCTTGGCTGCTGTAATAGCAAACGCTGTTCGAGGCACAATGAAGATCGCTGCTGTCAAGGCTCCAAGATACGGAGAAGAACGTAGAAATATTCTCAAGGATCTCTGTGCCTCTGTTGGTGCTACTTTTATCACTAGAGAGAACGGACTACAAATTAAAGCTGTACAACTAAAACACTTTGGGAACTGTAAGTCGATAACAGTATCAAAAATTGGTACAACTATAGTTGGAGGAAAAGGAAATGAGGAAGAGATTGAAACGAGGATTGAAGGAATCAAAGCGCTTATTCAAGAAGAAAATAACCTCAAGGCATGTGAACGATTGCAAGAGAGAATTACTCGACTTGCTTCCGGGGTTGCTGTTATTAGGGTGGGCGCTGCAACAGAAGTTGAAATGACCGAGAAAAAACACCGCATTGATGACGCTCTAGAAGCCGTGAGATCAGCACAAGAAGAAGGCATAGTTACTGGTGGTGGTGTTGCTTTAATAAGAGCGGTTGATGACATAGTTGTGGACACTGATAATGAAGATCAAGCCATTGGTGTATCAATTGTTGTCGAAGCTGTGCATGAACCTTTAAGGCAAATGGCAATTAATGCCGGAATGTCTCCGGATATAGTGGCTGATCAAATAAAAAAATTGACAGAATCTAATTACGGCATGAATTTCATGACAGGCGAAATAGAAGATTTGGTATCTTCTGGAGTTATAGATCCTGTCAAGGTCACCAGATGTGCTTTGGAAAACGCTGTATCAGTTGCCTCAACCATTATAACAACTAGCCACGCTGTTATAAGGCAATAATACTATTTACGAATGTGAGGTAACGTTTTATGAGTAATCAAGATTTAACACATCTGATACAAGCCATCATGGAAATGAAAGGCTCTGTTGAAAGAATGTCTGAAAGACAAGAGGAAATGGTTGATGATGTTAAGAAAATTAAAGAAGCAGTGTACAATCCGGATTCTGGTTTGTATGCTCGCTTAAGGGCTTTAGAGCAATGGAAGGAATCACAGGCCAAAATACAATGGATGGTGATAGCTACTTTGGTAGGATTAGTCACCACCACAGTTTATAAATTAATTATGTCAATATAATACTTGACAAATATAATATAATATGTTATATTATATAAGTACACGGAGGTTATATGAGAGTACGAATAAGTTATTCTGTGGATTTAGAAGAAGTCCCGGAAAAATCTACTGCTTTATTGCAAGAGGCGGTGGAAGAATTAGAGTTTGCTAATAATTTGATCAATGATCTTAAATATAAAATTGAAAACAAACTTGCCAACAAAGAGAGGATATCTTCTGAAATGGATGAAATAAGAAAAACTTTGGGCAAAGTTGATAGTAAAATTGTCGATACAAATATGATAATGACTGGTTTTTACGATGCTATGGCACACATTGATTCTGAGCCGAATAGAGAAAAGGAGCAGATTAATGTTGACTAGAGGAGATTTGATCAGAATACCAGCAGATACATGTATTGTTAAGAGCGATCTAGAAGAGCTAAGTATTATTGAGAAATATGAATACACCAAAAAACCAAAAATTGGCATATTCATTTCCTATATAAAATATGAAGATGTAAAAATATTTCTAGGAAATGAATATTGGATTGTAAATATTAAAGATATAAATTATGTAAGGGGGCAAAATGTTAGTTAAGTTGATAAAAATTATGAAATCTGGAAGAGACTATAGTCTGAAGCAGATTTTTGTAAACCCATCACAAATTCTTTATATCCAAGAAGATGAAAGATTTATAAGTGACTTAAGAGAAGGAGCAATTTCATTAGATATTCATCAATCAACCGGTTTTTCAAAAATAAGATTGGATTCAAACGGTATATACGAAGAACTAACTGTTGTTGGAGATCCGGAGATCATACAAAGAAAGATTGAGAATGTAATATTTTCTACTAGAAAGCAACTTTTGAGGGACTGATGGAGAAGTACTTAATATACGCCAAAGAATCATGCCCTTTTTGTGATAAGCTATTAAGATATATGAAAGAGAATGATCAAAAATTTATTTATGTATTGAATTATGGATTAGATGCTGAGTTGCATGTGGTAATGGAAAAATATAATTGGAGAACAGTGCCAATTGTAGTCGAAATAAAAGAGAATGAAGAACGTTTAATTGGAGGTTGTGATGATACTATCGAGTACTTCAGAAGAAGAAGAACTGGAAAAGATCCTATATCAACTGGCTGAAACAATTGAGAGTGATTTATATTGCTTTGTGTATTTGGAGAGTAATGATTGTTGTTTTATCCCCTATGCTTTTCACGAAGATATAGTTGGCGAAATAAATATAAATGGATCACTATCTAATTTTGATAGACTGGTGGCTTTAACGCATGAGGTTGGACATGTCTTGGACGACAGTACGTCAAGCAACCCAGTTCAGTTAGAACTAAACGCTTGGCATTTGGGCTATAAATACATGATAATGGAGTCTATAATTATTAATAGCGAAGAGTATTTTGATCAGATGTATAAATGCTTGTCGCAGTATATAGAAAAGGAGAGAATATGAATGAATATACAGTTATTAAACCATGGGGCCATGAAATAAGATTTGCGATCAGTGATAAATATATTGGTAAGATTTTATATATAGCAAAAGGCCAGAGACTTTCTAGACAATATCATACACAAAAAGACGAAACTATTTTCGTACAAGAAGGTATTCTGTTACTAGAAATTGGATCTCCAAATGATCCTAATTTTAAAAAAATAGAACTAGGATATGGTCATCGTTATAGAATATTTCCGGGAGTAGTGCATAGATTTTGTGCCCCTTATGATCAAGGAGTGACATTAGTAGAGGTATCTACTCCGGAACTTGATGACGTAGTTAGACTAGAGGATGATTATAGTAGAATTTAGAGATTGATTGTTCCCCTTCTAATTACTATAGGGGGGGTATTTTATGTTATTGTTTTTACTATCTTGTTTGTTATCTCATGAGACTGATTTGGGACAGACAACAATCAGCTTAGAACAGACAAAAGCTATCAGTCATGTTAATTTCAAGCATGGTCACAAATCGTCTGTGAAGATAGAAATTCTACAAGACGAACTTATAAGCGGACATGGTTCCGGAAACTATTTTAAAATAGGCAAACATAAATTTATTATAACAGCAGGGCATGTAATATATGATGCTTCTGCTGTTTTTATTTTAGACTCAGGCGAACCGGTTTTTCTAGAGGTGGCATATATAGATCCGTATTCTGATTTGGCCATCATGATACCAAGCCGAGAGCTATTCGAATCTAAGGCAGTAGAATATAGAAACTATAAGAAACAAGATATCCTAGGAAAGACAGTTAACTACACTGGATATCCTTCGGATTTGCCAAAGACATCATTTACTGGTACGGTTTCTTATAGTGGTATTGGATATGCTATTATACAGTCATATGCTGTTCCCGGTTCATCTGGTTCGATTGTTTTTGATAACTCCGGAAAAGTCATAGGAGTAGTTAGTGCTGTTAAGATTGGTCACTACGGCCTTTCAATATTTCCTAGGCTAGAGGAGAACGTAGTTTTTGTTGAACGCATGATTGAGTTCAACAGAAAAGATATTGTGGAGATAATTAAATTGTGGGGGAAGAACAGGAATTGATTGCTGGTACTCTCATAAAAGATATGGGTCGAATTGGCATAATAACAAAAATCATAAAGAGCGGTACTTTAGATACCGCTCCTGTTTTGATTAAATGGAGAATAAATTACGAAATAATTTATTCTGATGGAACGATTACAATCATAGCAAAAGAATCATTTCAGCGCTTAAAAGAACAAGGTATAATTGAAATTCTATGACCTACTACCCTACTACTACCCTACTACCCTACCCCCCCTCTTCCTTTTTTGGAGGCCCATGTGCATTACTCTGATGTGAAATTGCCGGAAGATCAAAAAAAACTACTGAACTGCTACATGTTCATAACAGTTCGATTAAAATCATTATGGATTGAATATGTTAATTACGTTGAGTCTCCTTTGGGATCTCAAGAATCTTTTTTTTATATAATAATATTCAATGAAATGGATTTCTTTGAAGGCTTAAGGGCTAGAATTGAAGATAAGCTTCCACCAAAACTTATGAGAAGCATGAGAGCTTTAGATGACTATAGCAGTTGGTAGGTTGGTCTTAGTTAGCACGTTCTTTAATAGCGAAGATTTTTTGTGTGTAATCATCTCCGAAGGAAGACCAGAATTTATAGGTGGTCTCGAAGGAACATATTATTACAAAGTCTATTGTTTTAAAACCAAAGAGACTTTCTTGTGCTTCAACTACGAGATGACCATAATACCTACCGACCAGTAGATTTTTCCATTATCTACTCATGGGTAGGTAAAATTTTAACTAACTTGCATAAAATCGTTTGTCAAGTTTCATAAAACCCATCTTGCAAGAAGTGTGCCAATAGTTCTTTACATAACTGAAGAACCTTAGAAGTGTTTCTATGAATACTTAGCAAAAACCGTGCCAAAAAAATTTTACATAACTTCCACGTTTTTAGCAAAGTTGCATAAAGTTTATGAAAGTTACATAAAATGGTGGTTGCAAGAAGTGTGCCAAAAAAAGTTTACATAACTAAACTGCTTCCTTGCGCACCAGAGCACGTTTTTGCCTACTTTGGAGGTAAGTGGCATAAAACTATAACAAACTTTCATAAATTTTATATCATACTTATGAGTAGATAAAAAACTTTTACTTTTTTTCTTGACAAAGTCTTTGATATATTATAAGAGTATAGTATGAAAACTTTCTGGAGAAAAAATGCGAATAGCAAAAACACTAGATGATTTACCTATTGGAACACCAATTGAGATAAATGGTGCGTATAAAATACATAAAGGAATAGTGTGTAGAGTAAGGCGTGCAGCAGAGCCAGAGGTGGTGGTTCTTTTTTCCGATGGGTCTGAATTGACTTACTATGAGGAAGACTTGATAACCGAGCAGATACAGATTTTGGAGACAAAGTGCAAAGAGCAAAAACAATAGAAGATTTACCCATAGGCACAGCTATAAGTTGGGATGGGCTTGATATAGGAATCGTGTGTAAACACGGGATATATGGTTGTGGTGATAGATTCATAGAGATACTGTATACAGATGGAAGTCGTATCCCCTATCATCATCGTGAGATAGAAATAGGCAATTTTTTAATTTTGGGGTTAGAGTCATGAAAGAACTTAAAAAGGGTGACTTAATAATATGTTTTAATAAAAACACTGGCTTTGAAAGTCTTGGCTATATTAGGGCAATATGGGGGGACGATACATGGATCGTCTATATTTTTAAAAATGCGGGAATTGGGGTTTGGACAAAATCTCATATAAAATACTTGACAATTTAAATGAATAGGTTATATTATAAATACCAACACCGGAGAGCAAAAAAATGATAAAAACTAGAGAGGTGAAGCATATAAGAACTGGTATGCTTTGTAGAGTTATAAAAGACGATACTCACCTAACCAGTCAATATAATGATTATATAGTAATTAAAGGCCCTTTAGGGCCAACAGGATACTTTGTAGAGGGTGTCAATCTAAAAACCCTTAAAAATCATCATTATGCTATTGATGATTTAGAGGAGATATACGTGTGATGAAGATTAAAAACCTATATAGACATAAACATCCGGAGTTTCATAAGAAGCTTGGCTTTGGTGTGCTTGTTGAGAAAGTCAATGACAATAGATGGATCATTAGATGGATAGGAACGGGGAAAATAGTTCCGATGCATCCGAATTGGCTGGAGGCTATTTATGAAGATAGGTGACATTATATTATTTACAACAGGCAGCGAACGATCTTGGGGTTTGGGTATTTTATTGGATGAGTGCGATCTAAATTATGATCAAGTATATAAAATATATTTCCCCAACAAAAATATACAATTACTCTACACCAAAATAGAGCTTGTAGGCAACACAATAAACATTAGTAAAAGGAGCTAAAAATCAATGACAATGATAAGTGATATAAGTTTTGTAGAGTTTCTACAATTAAAGCAAAAAATGGATGATAACATAAACAGAATCATCAAGGATCATGAAGAAGTAACTGGCAAAAAGATGAGGTACAAGTGGAACCTGCCTATTGATGATTATTGGCATACCAAAGGCAAAGAACTATTGAACCTAGGGCGAATCAATGAGTCTAACTATAAGGATCATTGGTTCCCTAGTAGAATCGTAAGAGAATGGGACACCGAGTCTTACGGTAAGCAATTCGAATCTTTATATAAAGCCTACAAAGGTATCGCCAATGATCCTAAATATATTAAGATTCTTAAAAAAGTACGTGAAAAAGCAAGATTATGGGGCTTCATATATGGCGAAACGGTAGAGGCCACAGATGCTGGACGTTTTTTGTCTTTTTGGTCGTATAGAACAGCCTATGAAGACACAAAAGGGGCTTGGAGGCACTGGTTTGACTGCTTTCTTCATGACAATAAGTTTGCTGTAGGCTCTATTGTTGAGTTTCGTTCAAGGGCAACCCACAATCATTTATGGCATACAGAGATAATTTGGGATAGACCGAGGCTCCGAACAACCCCTATTCGTGATTGGAAATCAATTAAAAACAAAACCTTCGTTGTTTTAGCCTATGATCAAAAAGACCCTCCCACAACCTATTCTTATAAGCCATCCATGGGTTCTCATAAAATGGTATCAGTGTTACCGCTAGGAGGGACTAAGGTTCACTATGTATCAGAGCAGTTTTTAAAAATCTCACGTAAACAAGCGGTCAAAGACGCTAAGGGAAAAAAGAAATGAAAGATGGGGATATATTTATAGATCCAGATGGTAGGATAGGAGTTGTTTATTGTACAATAGAGGCTTGCGTTCCCGTTGGCGGTGGTTGTACCAATGCTGCTATGGGCTTCTATTTTGATAACGGGGAAAAAATGATAATATATGAAGAAGAAATTGAAATAATTGGAGGTTATAGTGGCGCATATATATTGGAATAAAGGCGACAAAGTCGATAAAAAAGAAGCAATTGATGCTTTGATGAGAGAGCTTGTCAAGGTTACAGACACAACGTTTACAGTTAAAGCGGAGTCCGACGATGCGGGTTCTCACTTGGTAGCTTATATTGAAAGAACCGACGACGACGAGATACCAGACAAGAAGGATCTACCAGAGAAGTTTTTGGGATGGAGACTCTTAGTCGTACATGTTCATGAAGGTTTCATAACCTATGTTATGAATGGAAAAAGATATGACGAATGACATGGGACATACTTTAGAAGTAGGTGACTTGTTGTGTAGGGGCAATGAGGTTGGTGTAGTACAACATATACAGACAACTCCGTATGGATTTATATACAATATATATTGGGTTTGGGAAAACACTTGTGGGATGACGACTATCCCACAGCAACTACTATGTAAAGCTTTTTTTAATAAATTTATCCATATCAAGGCCGAGAATAAGAATGAGCAAGAGAGACAAGCGAAGGAGAATAAAGAGGAAGAGGCAAAGGGTGAACTACAAGGTAGGTGATTTAGTTTGGTATTATCCGGCACACGGTTCCAAAAGAAGATTGTGTATCATACATCAACATCATGATATGCATGGCTTTCTTTTTCAACTATGGGACATAAATCGAGGTTACAAGTTCATAGCTTCAAAAAGTTGTATAAAATTACTTGACAAACCTTAAGGACGTGTTAGTGGATAATATGAAAACAGAATGGAAGGTTGGAGACTTGGTGGTCGATCGAAAAGATGGAGATATAGGTGTAATAGTTGAAATGATAACTGCTAAAGCAGCTATAATCCATTGGCCTTGTGGCCACCAGTCGGCAGTTATATTAGGCAATCACGTTAGGAGATTTAAGTATGAAAGTAGGTGATTTAGTCGTGATAACCGTAAGGTGTTGGAAAGACCAGAGAGAGCACGTAGATAATTATACCGGTATAATAAGGGAAATTCGAGAAGATCCATTTGAGACAAGGTATAATGTATATTTTGCCTCCCCTCCAAACGATGCTTGGAATTGTCACTTTTGGAGCGCCCCATATTTAAAACGGGTGAGAGAGTGAAAGTAGGTGATCTAGTATATTGGAAAGGCAATAGGGATTTGTGGATTATCATAAGTCTATCAAAATATAGTGTTTCCATTTGGAACGTCAAAAATGGCAATAGAATTGGATTTAAAAATCCTCATCGTGCTCCGTTAAAATTGTTTGGAGGTGTTGAATGAAAGTAGGTGATTTGGTTTACTGTACTGATTATGAACAGAGTTGGGGGATTATCTTGGCGGAATGTATGAACCAATATGAAATATATTGGATGGATGGTGATCGCTCATGGATCTTTAAAAGGGCGGTCAAAAAATATAAAAAAAATACTTGACAATTTTAAGCAACAGGTTATACTATAAACATCACAACAAAACATGGAGATAACATGAAATTGGGATACGCATGTATCAACAAAGGCTTATCAGAACAGCCAAAGTCAAAACGAATTACAACCAATAGGACGTTCCGCAAAGCAACGTTCGAAGAGAAGGGCCTTCCGTATGCATCGGAAATCTTCCTACAGAACAGCAAAGACTTATTGGAGATCCTTAAGTGGAACGAGAAACACAACATTAAGTTTTTCCGTTTATCTTCTCAGATTGTTTCGTGGGCTTCCGAGTACCTACTACCCTCCCTCCCCGACTACTCCGAGATTGAAGAAGTCCTCTTCGAGTGTGGTATGTACATAGAG